CTGAACGAAAAACGGCTGCGCCTCGGGGCCGCGGAGTTGGGCGATGAAGCGCGCGACACTGCCGACCCTGGATTGCAGGATGGGCTGCTCGTATCGCATGTCGACCTCGACGACCCGAACGCGGTCGCCGCTCTTGTACTCGCCCGGCGTCATGGGCGCCACCCCGTCATGACGAGCGACGAGGCCTCGGCGTAGATGTCCCGCAGCTCGTCGTCTGCCCACAGTCCTTCGGCCGGCGGGACCCCGTGGTCGATGCAGAACCGCACCGCGGCCCTGGCGAGGTCAACGGCATCTTCGGAGTACTCCGTATACGCGGCCGCGCAACAGGCGGCAGTGTCCCTCCCGACCTCTACGTCATTCGCCATGCACTGGAGGATGACGTAGGCCTCCCTGCGGGCGTCCCAGTCGGCGATGTCGCGCCTCGCCTGTTCGGCGTCCTCCTCGTTTAGGACCGATTCGATCGTGCAGATGAGGGCCGGCGGCAAGGCATATATCGCTCCGGCCTCGTCGGGGCTGTCCGGGATGATGATGTCCATGCCCTCAACCTAGCATCTCACGTTGACAACGTCAACCGGCGTTGCTACCATCAGAACATGGACATCACCACCGAACAAGTCGAGCGGTTGCTGGCCGGGGCATGGAAGGTGCTCGGCACGCAGCGCCGCCCGTCGCAGTGGGCGTTGCTGGCCGGTATGCTGCGCCTGTACATCGTGCGTATCGGGCAGCTCTCGTATGAGGCGCGCACTCAGCGCTCCAACTTGGAGGCGGTGCTCAAGCGCGTCCACCGCAACCTCATCGCGGAGATGGCGTCGTGAGTCGCATATTCGACCATCTCGACGGTGCGCCTGAGGACCGGCTGTTTAGCCGTGTCGCGCATGCGATGCGACGTTCCCCATGGTGGGGTCGGATTCCGACATATGAATCCCCGGTGTCAGTGTCCGGAGAAATCAAGGGGCGACGATGAGCAGGTTTGAAATCGACGAGAATAATGCGTGGTGCGTGATGGTCACGCTTGGCCCAGGTCTGCCGGCCCTGCACACGGGGCCGGGAAGCTGGAATGGCGCCGTGGATGCCCTGCGCCGGCTCGAGTCGTCGTCGCTTGGCATCGGCGGATACGGGTATGAGATGCGCATCGTCAACCTGGCAACTGGAGAGGAGGCAATCGGATGAGTTGGGCATGTCCTCGATGTAGCGCTACCCCCAACAAAGGGAGCGCCAAGCTGAAGGATGGGTGTCGCACGTGCTCGCGGCAGTCCATCAGGGACTGCCAGGGGTTCATTTGCGAGTGCCTGGACGATTCGAGCGGCGATGACCACGGTACCGCCGAATCACCGTGCCCGGACGCTCGCTGTCACCACTGCGGATGGTCGGGGGTGTTCCCGCCGCGTCCGGCGGTACTTCGAGGGTGGAAGAAGACGGCGTGGGACGCCGGATGGCGACCCCTGCCGGGCAAGGAGTGACAGATGATGCTCCAGTTCTTCATGCTGGCCTGCGCGCTGTACGCGCTGTTCTCGGAGATGTCAGCTCCATCGCATGAGCTCCAGGAGCCGCGGCTAAAGCGCCACGAGCTCGGCACGCTGGGCGAGGACCGGTACCAGAAATGACCCGCTCCCTCGCCTTCGCCCGGACTGGTTGCATCGGGAAGTGGCGGTACGGCACCAGGCAGGCAGCGCTGGACGACCGGCGTGTCAACACGCGCGTCCAGGCATGCGCCTACTGCGGAGGATGGCACCTGGTTTCCGAGGCAGCGCCAGTACCCCCACGGGGGACGAAGCAGCGTCGGATGACGAGACGGATGACGGCGTCATCTGCGCTATTGACCAAAAGTCAATAAGCCTCGGCGCGCGCGTCCAACTCCCTCAGCTGCGGCGCCGTTGGTCTGCTCGCCCCCCGGTGCCTGTGCGTCTGCCTCTGCCCCGAACGAAGTGAAGGGATAGAGAGAGAGTCCGCCAGCTCCTTCCCGGCCCTGGGCCGTCCGGCTGGTCTGACGCTCTGCGACCCGACCTGGAGTGCAGGGTGGGGAGAGCGAGCACTCAGAGAGCACGGTTCAGAAAACCGTGTCAAGCATGAACGAGCATGCCGTCGCAATCACTCGGCGTCCAACGCGCGACGTAGTTGGCTCATGACGCGAACCGTCGGCACAACGGAGCCCGGGAACGCCTTGCTTACGCGGAAGCGGAGCAGCTCGGCCGCCGAGAGCAGAAACGACGCCAGGAGCTGTGACGCGGTCATGTCAGCACCTAGCGTTCCCATCGTGTCGGGCTCCAGCCTGACTCGATGAGACGTGCCGCGGCAATTCGAACGTCCTGCGTCGCGGTGCGCTCGGGAGGACTCCAACTGGCCCGCATCGCAGCCGTGGCCAGCTCTTCAGTCTCGTCGTCCATGCTATGGAGCGCCGTGTTGAACGAGATCTCCGTGTCACGGAGGAGCCTTGCTGCCTTGGCGCGGCGTTCTGCGTCAATCATGGCTCTCAGCACCTAGCGTTCCCATCGTTGGCGCGAAGCTCCACGAGGCGGGCGTGGAGCTCCTCTGCCAACTCGAGCTGGTTTGACACGTGTGCGTCGAGCCGGATGAGGTACTTCAGCTCCGCAAGGAGCTCGTCGTCGGTCATATCCTTGACCGGAATCATGATGCGTGCGGTCACTTCAGCGCCTCGTCTAAAGCCAGGTTGAGTTCGTCTTGGGCGGTCTGCTTGGCCAGAGTGGCCGCGTTAAGCTCCTCGTGCGCCCGCACCATCGCCTTGCGGGCGCGGTCCACCGCGGTCACCGCGTCGCTGTACGCCGTCTGGCAACGCCCCTCCACGGCCATCGCCTGCCTCACGTTCGAGATGAGCGCTATGAAGTCGGTCATGATTCCTCCGTAGGCGGGAAAACTTCCGGCCCGATGAAGACCGGGTCAGCGACGCCGCACTCCCATCCCATGATGTGCCACTTGATGGTCGGAAACGGGAACGCCAGCACGCCGGTGTAGCAATCGGCCTCGGCGTCCCACTTCATGTCCTCGTACTCGAAGGTCGTCCGGCGCTCCATGAGCTGGAGCGGTTCGTCGTGTCCTTCTCGGCACCAAAAGACCGACTTCTCCGTCGGCTTGCACTTCTCCCTCTTGCTCACAGGCCGAGCTCCTTGCGGAGCTGCTCGATTTCGAGGCGCAATGCGGAGGAGCGGTCCTTGCATTGGCGCGTTAGGTCTGGGCCTGGTGACCCATACGTCAGGACGCCTCGCCAGAAGCCAAGCTCCTCCTTCGCGCCGAGGAGCTCCTCCATCTTGGAGGAGGTCATCCAAGCCTCCACGCGCGGCCGTAGCGATGCTCGGCGCGGATCCGGTCGTACATCTCTCGGTCGAGTCGACGGTCCCCCTCGGGGGTGCGCCGCTCGGCGTAGTGCTCGCGCCGCGCGGCGTCATACTCGTCACTCGCGGCAATCCGACGAGCGCTCGCGGCGTCAGCTGCTGCACGCAGCGCAGGGTCGTCCGATGGACCGATATAGCGCCCGTCGGCGCCTACGCTGTACAGCGCCGCGCTCGCTGCGATGTCGATGTCGATGGCGGCATCCCTCGCGTCCTTGAGTGCACGGAGCATTTCGTCGGTGATGTTCATATCCCTACCTTAGTCATGGATGTTGACGACGTCAACACTGTGCGTGCGCTCGCTCAGTCCTCGTGTCGATTGCTGGCACGCACCCACGATGCCGTGGACTGCGTGGGGCTCCACATCGAATCGTCGCCCCGGTAGCTGCTCCAGATTCCACCGTCTGGAGTCTGGCCTGCCTCGAGGCGCTGCACGGCGTCATCGTGCAGCGATATCTCACGCTCGATGACGCGGGCGGAGTACCAGCTCGCGACAAGAGCACTAGCTGCCATGTCGCGGTCGACGTGGTCCTTGTGCAACGCGTCAAGGATATCGAGAGCAGAGCGAAGGTTGTCCTCAGGCGTGCGCGGCAGGCCCCTGATGAGGGCGGCAGCAGACATCTCAATCCTCCATCGCGCGAGCCGCGAGGACCCAGGACGACGCCGACGACCAAGCCGTCTCCTCATCCGGCGCCAGCTCGTCAATTCGGCTCCTGGCGGCCTGCGGATAGCTGTCGTAGACGTCGCCGATGTAGGAGCCTAGAGCGATGGCGCATACCGCGGCGGACTCGTAGTCACGCGCAGCCGCCGCGCAGGTCTCGAACTCCTCGACGTCGCCCCGGGTCACTTCGGTGTTCATCGGCTTCATGTCACCATGATAGCACTGCGGTTGACGTTGTCAACAGTCAGACGTCAGCGCTGGCAACCCCAGCGAACACCTCGCGGCCGAACGGGTCGAGGCGCACGAGCGCGGTGAGCCCAGCGGCGCGAAGCTCCTCCCAGATTCCGACCTCGCGGCCGTCCCGGTATAGGACCTTGCTCGTGGCCGGCCCATTCGGGCCGGAGACCCGGGGCTGCGCCCCTAGCCAATTCGCGCACTCGGTCAGCGAGCCAACCGGTCCGATGACCTCCCTCGGACGGATTCCGCTGTCGTCGCGCCACACGGCGCTGTAGATGGCCATGTCAGATATCCTCGGCTGGTAGGTCACCGATGGCATCGGCTGCGAGCTCGTCATGGCGGTCCAGTTCGGATGCCACCGAGTTGATGGCGTGCACGATGTCGTCCCCCACATCCAAGAGCAGGCCGCTCCGCAGGCTGCGCTCGCCCTGCCAATTCGAGTCGCTGCCCCCGTAGACGAGCGTGCGCCCGTCTACGTGTTGCCGCACCTTGAGCCAGGCGGTGCGGTTCGCCTGCGCCGGAATGGTGGGGTTGTCTGACCACGAGCTGGCGGCGATGACCGGCCAACTCGCATCCGCGATGCGTACTGGTGCCCGATTGCTGAGGGTGATGGTTCTGGTGTTGCTCATGGTGTTGTCCTTACGCGTCGTGCTCGCAACTTGAGCAGTTGCGGGTGCTCGGAACTAGCCCGCCGTTAGGGTCCTCCCGAGAGCCGCATGAGCAGCCTGTCCACTTGCCACGGCCGTACGAGCGGCGAGGCATATCAGCGACGATGACGCGCTCCGTCGAGATAACGGCCGTGGCCGAGCGGCACGAGATGTGACGGGCGGGCGCGCCCTTGCTCCACTCGACTCGAGTACCCGGAACAATCCTCCGCGAGCCGGGCCTTGATCATCGCGGCCGCGCCACCGGTGCCGAGCACGCCATCCACGAGCGCGTGCTCCACCGCGTACGTGGGCGCCTCCGGCGTGTAGTGCGCGGTCTGCCATGACCAGATCTTCGCGCAGAGGATCAGCGCGTGATCGTGTCCGCCGGCTAGGCCGAGCAGACGCGCGAGCGTCGCGAACCGCAGATCGGTCCACGCGCCCTCCTCGATGTTGACGCGGGTTGCTGTCAACGTCCCACCATGTCCGGTGTCCGGACGGTGCCGAGCTCGCTGTCGAGCTTCAAGGCGTCACCTCGAGTCGAAGCTCGCGCGGTCACGCTGCTGCCTCGCAGAGGCCGTGTCGCATGCAGCCCTCGCCAGCTCCTGGCGGCTGCCACTCCCCGCGCTTGCTGTTCGCCCACTCGATCGCCTGATCGATCGGCAGCGGCACATGGCGGTTGTCGCCGCCATGAAAGCTGAACATCGAGCGCACCATGAAAGATCGTCCCGCTGCCGCGTCGCGAGCCGCGCCTGCCTCGTTGAGCTGACGTTCGATCTCGCGGATGCGATCGATGCGCTGCGGGTCCGTGCGCGCGACGAGCGCGATCTCGCTCTTGCGCGCGTGGATGCAGGGCCAGCATCCGACGCGGCTCGCGCCGAGCTCGTAGAGGGGATTCATCTCGAGACCGTGCCGGCGATGGATCGCTGCGACGTCATCGGTGGACCACGTGACGAGCGGTCGCCACACTTCGAGGTCGAAACCGTCCGACCACTCCCACTCCGGCATTTGCGATCGCGCGCGCGACTCGGCGCGCCGGATCCCGACGGCATTGACAAGTTCGTCGCCATGCGCCGCGCGGGCTGCGAGCCAGCGTTGCACCGGAACGACTTTGAGTAGCTCGGTGCAGAAGCGCATCACGCGCGACGGAAACAGGCCCTTCTTCATCACGAGCGCGGCGAAGTCGAGCTCGCCGCGGATCTCGGTGATCGGTCCGAGCTTGTCGGCGAGCGGCCCGCGCAGGTAATCGTACGTGGCGGGATGCTCCCAGCCGGTGTCCATGAACACGCGCTCGTGCTCGACGCCGAGCTCGCGGAGGTAGAGCGACATCGCGGCCGAGTCCTTGCCACCCGAGATCGACGCGATGACGCGCCGACCGGCGAGCCGATGCAGCGCGGCAGCGCGCGGCGAGAAATCCATGGTGAGTTGTGGCGGCATCACGCGGCGCGCTCCCATCGCAGCTTCGTCTGCGTCGGGTGCTCGTCGACGCGTGGGCGCTCGCGCCGCGACCACGAGCCGCCGCCCGTCTCGCCGATCAGCCGCCCGATGGCCTCTTCTATCATCTTCTGGATATCTCTCATGATTCTCCTGTGTCATGGTTGACACGTGCCAACATGGCGCATGTCGATGGTTGTTTAGACAGAACGGTCTATCTGTTTTGTACTAAGGTCTTAGTAGATCTCTGGCCTGAATCGTCTACGGGGAGGGGGTGGCGCTGGTAGGAGTCGAACCTACGTAAACCGTCGACACGACGAGGCCAGAAAACAGGGCCCCTGCGGGCGCCTCACCGAGCCCTAGGGTCCAGCCGGCGAGAGCGCAGAGGAGGACCGCGGTCACTTGGTAGGCTCGATGCTGAACTTGCCGTTCAGTTCCGTCACGTGCCACCCCGCCTCCGCGCTTTGGCGGATGACCTCTGCCTTATCTGCAGCAGAGACGAGCATGCGCCATGGCCCGGCGTGGGCGGGGTAGTTGCCCCGCGCCTCGAGCACGGTCGACTCGAGCTCGAGGATGATGGCGGCCACCGTGCGGAGGTTGAGGGTCGGCTGGTTGCTGAGCCGGGGGTCGCTGGGTCGAATCATTGGCCTACTGTGGGGCCTGCAGCTGACGTTGTCAACACTGAGCGTTGACTGAGTAGCAGGTGTCCTGGTAGGAGGGCATGCATCCACCCTCGAAGTCAGTCCAGGTGCACCCGGTCGTGTAGCACTCGATGAGCCAGGTCTCTATGGCTTGGGCTCCGCCCGCGAGCCGAAGCTGAGGCGCGCTGAGAATCCTCACGCTCTCCAAGGAGAGCGACAACTTGCTGATGGATTTTTTCATGTCGTCATGTCTGTAGACGATGTCAACCGGAATGTCCATGGCGCATGTCGCTGCGCTCCACGGCACGAATCCTGCTGTTGACACGGTCCGCCAGGTGTGCTCCGATGACACGTATGAGTGGTCAGGACACGCTCGAACGAAGGTTACCCGTATGCGATGGCGCCTGGCACGCGATGCTCTGCATCGAGGCCGGCAAGATGGGCCTCACCGGTACGCGCCACGGCATGCCAGACCGCTGGGATTGGGGCGTGACCCTGGACTCGCTCCTCAACGCGCAGGCCGATTGGACGCGCGACGACAAGGAGCTCAGAGAGCTTACGCCGTCGCAACGCATCGACCTGTTCGCGCACCAGTCGGCCGTCGCGCTGCGCCTACGCAAGCACTGGAGCCGGACGAATCGCATCAGTCTCGGGACCTACGCTGGGCGCCCTCGACCACATGACGAGTGGCGCCTGTGAGGCAGGCCGGTCTGCTGTTCAGGCGCCTCGAGCGTGACCCGGAGCTGCGGCTTCGCCTGCGCGCCAAGCTCGGCTACACGCCGCACGAGGACGGCGCAGCCCTCGACGACGTGGCCATCAAGGCGGGGCTCGAGCGTCGGCTCGTGGAGGATGAGGTCAAGTGACCGACCCGCTGCCCAAGGAGTCCAAGTGAGCGATGACCCCAAGCTCGAGCTCGTCGAGGAGCCCGAGAATGGCCGCTTCGTGGAGCTTGACACCGATCTGACACAAGAGCAGGTCGCCGACAACCTCCGCAAGTCGTTCGCCATCTCCACGAAGCGGCGCCAGGCGAAGCGCAGGGCCCGCATCGACGGCGAGGTCAGCGCGGAGCTGGCTGAGGCGAAGCAGATGAACCGAGCTGGGGCGCTGCGATTCGGCAGCGACGGTGAGGTCAAGTTCTACTGGGCGGCGTGCGCGTGCAAGTGGCACAGCCTCAGGGCCGACGACCCGGAGAAGGCGCTGCGCGAGTACGACGCGCACCCATGTGCCATCGGGCTCTACGACAACAGCGCGGTAGACCGCGAGCTGCGTATCGTCGAGGGCCGACTCGAGAAGCGCGCGGCCTCATTGCTCGCGCGCAACGAGGTCATGCCCGACGGCGCCATCTACAACAGCATGAACCCGCGGCCGGTCGACGATGCAGCGAAGACCGGCGCGAAGCAGATGACCCAAGATGAGGAGCAGGAGCTGCGGTTCTCGCTCTTGGAGTTGAAGCGATGAGCCGGCCACCACCAGGAGAGGGTATATCCATTTCCACGCTGGAAGGCGTGGACCCTGCCATGATTTCGGCAGTGATGGCGGAGGATGATTACGTCTGGCTGCAGATGGCGCGCGACGGCCGCAATGGTAATTCAGGCTCATCGGTTGTGTCGCTCGTTCTGCCGGCGATGTCTGCGGTGACCCTCGCGCGCTTCCTCTTGCGTTGCGCCGGGGAAGACAAGTGAAGTGCCAGGCTCAGGGCTGCGAGCACGATGGGCCTGATGTGAGGCCGGTAACCATCGAGCGTACTGGAGGCGGCTCTGCGAGTTCGAATGTCTGCGATGCGTGTTACGAGCGCGCGATGTCCGAGTTTCATGCTCTGCAGGCTGAGTGGGGCGCGCTCATCGCCGAGGGCGTGCACCCTCGCATCGCCAACGCTCGGATGATGGCGAAGGTGGGTCGCTCGTCATGAGCGTCGTGCGCGGCCGTATCCCTGCGCGCTTCGTCGGCGGCCCCATGGACGGTAAGGTCGTGCGCGGTGTACAGGCGAGGCACTTCATCGCATGGGACATGGCGGGTGGACCCGTCAGCATCTACACGCGCTACACGGTGTGGGAGCCGTACGAGTTCGTGCCGAATCCGCCGGAACCCAAGCCGGTGGAGTTCGTGTACCGCTTCGACGCCAAGGAGACCGCGGCTTGGCATGAGCGGCGTGCAGGCGAGGCACTTCAGCACATGCATCGGATTGGCCTGTGATTCGGGCCCCGCGCGCCTCAGACCAGAGCTACGTCGCCTCGACGTGGCACAAGAGCATCCTGCGCGGTACGTACCCGCACGAGCGGCATCGGTCTGCGCGTAGCGGCCCTCAGCTCACGGCGCTTATCGACGCTGTGCTCGACCGCAAGGACACGAAGGTACTCGTGCGGGCTCGACCGCATGACCCGGACGCCATCATGGGGTGGGTTCTGTTCGTCGAGGGTGCAGGGATTCCGGTCGTCCACTACGTCTACACGAGAGCCGACGACAGGGAAGGCGGCATCGCGACCGCTCTCCTGTTCCAGGCCGGCGTCAGGAAAGACCAGCCCGTCGTCTGCACGAGCGATGGGCCGGACAGCGCACTTCTTCGTGCTCGTTACCCCTTGGCGACGTACATGCCGCTCGCCGAGTTCCTCCGACCAGTGAAGGTGTCATGAACGAACTCAAGACGCGGACCGTGTACGTGGTCATGCAAGACAACGGCGCCAGGAAGGACAGGCCGGTTGCCGTGCGCAACAGCATGGACGACGCTGCCCGGCTCGTCGCCTTGCACGTCATCGATGAGGCCAAGAGCGAGCTAACCATGCCCGGCTACAACCATCTCTACATCGTCAAGGTGACCGATGCGGTATGAACTCCTTGGGGACCGCTTGCTCGTCAAGGTCATGGAGACCAACCAGCGCACGCGCGGCGGTCTCTGGATTCCGGAGATTGCGACCGACGGCACTCCGTGGCTTAAGGCCGAGGTGCTTGAGGCTGGCACCGGTCGGCTCATGACCACGGGCGCGCTCGTCCCGCTGCATGTGAAGAAGGGTGACGTGGTCGTGTTCTTTCGCTCGATGCAGGCGGGCGACCAGCTCGTGGTGCCCCTCGACGATGGCGAGGAGGGACTCGTCATCCGCGAGACAGCCTGCTTGGCTATCCTGCACGACCTGTCACCCGTGACGCCCATCCTTGGGGCCGACGGGAAGGCCGTGGTGCTCCAGTGATGCGCCTGAACTTCGTCAGCTTCAACAGGGTCGTCACCCTCGGCTCGCTCGCGCAGGAGTCGTGGAGCTACGACACCGGGCTCAACGGCCCTGGCGGCGGCAAGACGACCGTGAAGGAGCGCGGCGACATGGGCCTCGAGTTCACGTACGAGGCGGGTCCCATCTCGCGCGTCATCGTGGTGCCGTGGTCGAACATCGCGCATGCAACGTGGCTCAGGGTCGCCGACGAGAAAGCGAAGGCCAAGTGAATATCGAGGACGAGGTGGTGACCACGACCGTGGGCGCGCTACGGCGGCTTTACCAAGCCTGCACCGATAGGCAGTCGGCTATCGTCGGTCAGGCCATGGCCGACCGGGACGTAACTGAAGCCAACGAGGCTTACAAGAAAGCCTCCGCATCTGCATCCAAAAGCGTCGACGAGGCGCTGGAAGCCCTGGATGTCATCCTGAAGGGTTCGAATTGGCACGAGCGGTATGTGCTGGGACGAAACATAGGTCCGTCCGAGCCGCTGCCCGGGGAGGGTCCGAAGTGACTCAGGCCGAAGACGCGATGCGCAGGCACTTCGAGCGCCATACGACGGTCGACGTACCTGTGGTCGATGACCCGCCTGACGTGGTCTCGTCTGCGCCGCACACGCTGCTCATCGGCGATGAGCGCGATGCGTATGAGGCGTTTCGTGTTGCGGCGGCGGAGCTCGCGCGTGTGCAGGGCGACGCTACCGCCAAGCTCTCGGTGGCGCAGGACGCATACCGCGCAGCGCTGGCGCGTTTGAGCCGCGAGGCGACCAAGCAGGGCTGAGTGGACCGGTCGCGCGCAGAGCTCCTCCTGGCTGAGCTCAAGCGTCGGCGCGCCGCGGAGCTCGACCGCGCAACGAACGAGGACCGCGCAGCGAAGCTGAGAGGCTTCTTCTACCCGAAGCAGGCTGCGTTCTTCCGCTCGAAGCACCGGCGCCGCGCGACGAAGAAGACGCGGCGCTCTGGCGCCACCACCGGCGGGTGTCATGAGCTGCTTGCGCGCTCCATCACCATCCGCGACTTCGCGGCGGTCTACGCGGCGACGACGCTCGCGGAGGCCAAGAGCCGCGTGTGGCGCTCGAAGACCAAGAACGGCTTCGTCGATATCATCGAGCGTCACGGTGAGAGGCTGAACCCGGAGGCGACACCGCCGCGGTTTCGGCTTGGCGCTGTCGTGGTCACGGTGCGCGAGGGCGACCTCCAGCTCATCTTCGACAACGGCTCGAGCATCACGCTGTTCGGTGCGAACCACGAGCAGGCGACGACGAAGCTCAAGGGCGAGGCCTACGCCGTCTATTGGATTGACGAGGCGCAAGACTTCACGTGGCTCGAGGCGTTCTACAAGGCGACTATCACCGCCGGTCAGACGGACTTCGAGGGCGAGGTGTGGTTGACCGGGACGCCCTGCCAAGACCTGCAGGGCTTCTTCTACGAGGTCACCAAGGAAGAGGCGCACGAGCGCCTGAAGGGTTGGGAGGTGCACCACTTCGCGGTCACGGACAACCCGTTCTACGGGCGCGTGATGTGGGAGGACGGGAAGTGGTTCGTCGTCGACAACATGTACGGCGCGCCGAAGCTCACGCCCGAAGAGTGGGAGGCGCACAAGTACGGGCCGTTCGCGACCGAGGCCGAGGCCGAGGCGAAGTCCGTCGAGGTCCGCTGGGAGCGCACCGCGGGCGAAGCGAAGCGCGAGAACGGATGGGACGACGAAGACCCGGACTTCCTGCGCGACTGGAAGGCCATCTGGGTCAAGGGCGACGCGCGCTTCGTGTACGACGTCCACAAGGTGCCCGACCACGAGCTCGTCTACGCGCCGATGCGACTGGCGCCTGATGGCTACCCGGACATCACGCGTGCGCTCATGGACCTTCCGGGTTGGGCGGACCGCCGCGAGTACCTGCTTGGCGTGGGCTCAGACCTCGGCACCACGCGCGCGTTCTCTTGGGTGCTCGTCGCCTGGTCTCAGCTCGACCCTATCCTGTACGAGGTGGCTTCGTGGAAGAAGACCGGGCTCGACTACAACGAGATGGCGGCGGCGCTGCGCGCGGTGCAGGCGCAGACCAGGGTTGGTCTGTGGGTCGCGGACGCCGGCGGCGGCGGCAAGCCGGCGGTTGCGGGGTGGAGCAAGGAGTGGATGCAGCGCTACCAGCTCCCCATCACCGAAGCCATAAAGCCTAATAAAATCATGGCGATTCGCCAGTGGAACGCGGACATCCGTGCGCGGCACTTCCAGTTCCGAGAGGGCTCGCCGCTCCTCGCCGAGATGAAGGCCCACCGCTGGGCGCCGCTGCGGACGTCGGAGGGCAAGCTCATCGAGGACCCGAGCTCGCTGCGCGACGTGTGCGACGGCGGGCTCTACATCCACCGGCACAGCTACCACTTCCGGTGGCGCCTGCCGGTGGAAAAAGTCAAGACAGGAAGTCCGGAATGGGCTATACGTGAGGAAGCGGAGCTACTTGATGGAGCCCAAGGCAACTATGACGGGTGACGCTGCACAGGTTGCGGCCCTGCTTGAATGGGCGCTGGAGCGCGGCGTGCGCTTCGATGCGGTCACCGTCGGTGGATGTCACGTCGTGCTTGGGGCCGTGCCCATGGTCGAGCAGAAGCGCCAGGAGCGTGCGCCGCTGCCGGCCATCTACGAGCAGTACGGCGGTGAGCTCTGGAAGCAAGCGGTGAGCCTCGGCGGGGCCGGCGGCGACTCCGACAGCGGCAGCGACCTGGAGCCTGCGCTCGATGGGGGCGGGCGATGACTTCGTTCAGCCACGCCATCCCGCGGCCGGAGTATGGCCCCCATCAGCTCGGACGCGACCCGGCATTCGAGATTCTGGCAGCGGTCGACGACATCGAATCCATGCATCCGGCTGATAAGCCGAAGCACATCGAAGACCTCCTGTCGCGCTACACTGCTGCACAGTTCGTCGACGCGTTATTCTGCTCGCGCCAAGGTGGATACACATGACCGCGCTCGACGGAGGGTCGAGGTGAAAGAGATGCTGGCGACGATTTCAGATGACACGGCCACGAAGGTGGACCGAGACCGCAAGATGTTCGGCGAGGGCTGGCTGCGCGTGACCTCGGACGGTCGCGTGGAGCACGTCCCTGTTGCTCGCGTGCAAGTCCTCCCCGAAGACAACAGCTGGCGTCACGAATGGGCCCCCGTCAAGGCGGACGAGGCAGCGCGGCGACTCGCGGACGCCGAGTACCGACGCGTCTGGAGCGGCAAGTGAGCGCGCTCGACGCCGCTGACCCCGAGCTCCTCGCCGAGCGCGAGCGCGGGCTTGCTGCGCTCGGTCCGCGTCCGCCGTGGTATCGGTTTCGCGCGCGCCGACTCCACGATATCAAGCGACGTGCCATCGAGGCCGTGGACTTCTCGCGATTCGCTGCGGAGTTGCGCAGGATATATATGCCCGCGCTTGTGGTCGGGCTATCGAAGCGGGCCAGACCGGGCGCTGTTCTCAAGGTCGACGCCCGAGGGCCGTATCGCGTCGCCGGCGTGGTGCGCTGCCCGCTCTGCGGCGAGCACGCCGGCGATGTCGAGGTCGGACGATGCGGCGAGTGCGTCAAGGCCATCAGGTGGTCCCGAGACCAGAGGTCTGAGTGACCGACCCGACGGAAGACGAGCGCGAGAGGAAGTTCTACGCATCTGTGCCGCGGCGGACTCATCGTGTGATGATTTGCGACGAGCATTGCGGATGGTACTGGAGCAACGGCTTCATCGAGATGTTCGACGCTGAAACCTCTGGCAGGGAATCAGGTATCGCCCGTGTCAATGACACCTGAAGCGACGTAGCAAAGACGTCGCCGACCGCCGCACGGGGCGGCCTGCGGACGACGAGCCCGAGTTCACCACGACGCGGTGGTGGAAGTCGAGGGGCCGAGAGCAGGCGTTGGCGTTCTGGAACTGGACCGACGCGCGCCGCACGTACCTTCGCGGCTACAACGCGCTCGACCTCATCCACGAGGCCATCTACGAGGGGCGCCCGGTTGGGCGGCGACTGACGAGCGCCGCGAACGACTTCCTGCGCAAGCAGAAGTTCGCGTCGTCGTACCTGAACATCTTGCAGTCCATGGTGGACACGGTGGTGTCCAGGCAGTCGAAGCGTCGGCCCCAGGTGGTTATCGGCTGCGACGATGCCGAGTACAGCGAGAAGCTGTACGCCAAGCGCGCCTCGCGCGTCTTCCGGAAGAAGCTCACGGCGCCCGACATCGAGCGCATGCGTCCGATGCAGATTCGCGACGCCGTGGTGCGCGGCGACGGGCTTATCAAGGTCTTTCGCAACGGCAACGACGTGGACCTTGAGCGCGTTCCACGCTCGGAGATTGTGTTCGATGACGCCGAGGCCGTGAACGGCTGGCCGCAGACGCTCGCACAGGTGAAGCGCATCGACCGCGACCAGCTCGCGGCGATGTTTCCCGAGGCGCGGAAGCGCATCATGAAGCTCCAGCCTGCGAGCCGTGATGCATGGTCGCCGTACGACTACGACATGCCCATCGATAACTCGCACGTCGAGGTGTGCGAGGGATGGCACCTGCCGAGCATCCCTGGTGCCGAAGACGGTCGCCACTGCATCGCCGTGCGCGACGGCGGCGAGCCGCTGTGCGAGCGGATGTGGACTCGGCCGCGTCATCCATTCGGGCGCATCCAGTGGACGCCGCCGATGCGCGGGTTCTTGGGCATCGGCCTCGTGCAGCAGCTGGCGGGCTCGCAAAACAAGGTGAATGAGCTGTGGGCGGACCACCAAGAGGCGCTGTACTGGGGGTCGGCGCTGAAGGTGTTCACGCAGCGCCAAGCGAACGTGGACAAGAACCACATGCGCGCGCGGCATCCCGCGGTTATCGAGACCGACGGCCCGGTGCCGACGTTCGTCGCGCCGAATCCGGCCTCGGTGCAGGCGATGGAGTCCATCCGCTGGACGATTCAGCAGATGTACGAAATCAGCGGCATCTCGCAGGCGAGCGCGGCGAGCAAGAGCCCGATGGGTCCAGCCGCGAGCGGCAAGGCTATCGAGACCGTCTATGACATCGAGAGCGACCGCTTCGCGCAGTTCGAGGGGCAGGTTGCTCAAGCGACGGTCGACCTCGGGCTCTGTATCCTTGACGAGGCGAAGGAGATGAAGCTCGACTACGACTCGGACGAGTCCGATGAGAAGGACGAGCTCGCACCTTGGGTGAAGCGCATCGACTGGAAGCGCTTCGACTTCGAGGACGGCGGCTATCACCTCGCGCCTGAGCCCGTCGGGTTCCTTCCCGACTCGCGCGGCGGCAAGCTCGAGGCGCTCAACGACCTCGCGAAGATTCCCGGCCTGTTCACGAACCCGATGCAGATGGCGTCGCTGTTCGATGAGCCCGACATCGCGCGCGCGAACCGGCATCTCCTTGGGCCCTACCGGATGCTCGAGAAGGTCATGGAGATGCTCGGCGACGAGGACATCCCGGAAGAGGACTGCACGCCGACCCCGTACATGCTCTCGCCTCCCGGTCTCGCCAAGGAGATGTGCGAGGGCGAGCTTGGCAACGCGTACGCCGAAGAGGCGAGCGATGAGGTTATCGGCCGCTATCGCTGGTTTCTTGGGATGCTCCTCGAGGTCGAAGAGCAGCAGAAGGCCGCCGTTACGAGCATGGCTGCGCCGCCGATGCCTGACCCCAACGCGATGCCGCCTGGTGGGCCGATGGGGGCCGGTGGCCCAGGTCTCCCTGGCCTTCCTCCTGGCGCACCGCCGGCGCCCTTGGCCGGCGGAATCCTCCCTGACCCCATGGCCGGCGCGACATCACAGCTCGCAGCCGGCATGCCCCTCCCCATTCAAGGCGGCGCGGACATCCCGCTGCCATTCGGAGCCTGAATGTCTGACGATTTCATGCCTGCAATCTCGATGGAATCCACGACCAAGCCGGTCGTCGTCTCATCTCCTACGGATGGAGGCAGCGATGACCTCGGCAGTCCGCCGGCGGATTCCACGAGCTCCATCCGCGAGTCGCGCAACGTCTCGCAGAAGACGCGCGATGCGCTTCGTGGCATCGCCAAGCTCGCGGCTCAGGCTGACACCGTGGTCACCATCGCCGATGAGGCGGCTGACCTCGAGCCGATGGAGCACGAGCCGGCCCTGACCACGACCCCCGCGTCGCCCTCGCGCGCGGCAGAGGCACAAGCGCGCGCGGCGACGAAGCCAGAGCCTACCATACTGCGCGAAGCCCCGGCCGCGCCGCAACCTGACCCACAGGCGTCCGCTCAGTCCGCTGCGGCAGACATCATGGCGCGCGCCGAGGAAGAGCAGCGCCGCGTCGCGCACGAGCTTCGTGTGAAGGCGCTCGAGGAGCGCGCGAAGCAGCTGGAGGACCGAGAGAAAGCTATCGCCGCCCGCGAGAAGCAGTGGCCCGACCGTACGGAAATCGTCGAGCGCCCGGCCGCTGTGCTCTCGGCGTACCTCAAGGAGGTCTACGGCGTCACCTCCGACGAGGAACTCAAGGAGGTCCTCTCGGACGTCGTCACCGACATCTCGGAGAACGTGCTCGGCATCAAGATGCCCGACACGGTCAAGAGCGGGCTGGACAGCCGCAAGGCGGTGCGCACGGTCCGCGCCTACAAGGCGGACGTCGAGCGTCGTGAGCGCGCGCTCAAGGAAGAGCGCGAGGCCGCGGATAAGGCCGCGCAGGACGAGAGGGCGAAGCTCGACCAACAGCAGCGCGAGCGCCAGGCCGTAGAGACGGTCACGCGGCTCGTGAACTCCGAAGACAGCAAGGGCAGCTATCCGCACCTTCATGCGCTCGCTGCGCTCGGGGTGACCGACAACCCGGCCGGCATCGTCGTCGAAATCATCCGCGAGCAACTGAAGAAGGGGCAACCGGCCGACTGGAAGGCTGCGGCCCTGATGGCCAACAACCACTACAAGCCGCGCGTCGAGAAGGCCCTCAAAGAGGCCGAGTCGCTTCGCGCTCGATTCAATCCCAGCACTGCTGCTCCGGCTCCGGCCGTCGCGGCGGCCAAGCCAGCGCCAGTCGTCTCTCAGGTCCCGGGCGGTCAGGTTCCTCGCCCTCAGACGCTGACTGCTGCTCCGACCGCCGCCCCGACCACAGACACAGACGGGCCCGAGTTCGAGGACCATCGCGACCGTCGCCATGGACTGCTCCGCGCGAGCTTCCAGAGGCACCGGTCGCGATTCGTCGAGCAGTGATGCAGCAACACATCACACCCTAAGGAACCACGCACATGGCAGTTTTGGACCTCGCCGCCTTTGACCCGATGGTCAAGGAGCACTACTCACCGTTCGAAGTCGCACGCATGGCGATGCAGCGCAACCGCGCAACCGGCATGCTGAACAAGTCGCAGAAGAAGATGGTCGGCGGCCGTGAGTGGGTGCAGCCCATCATGACGGCGCTGCCCGGCGGCGGCGCGAGCACGTTCAGCGTCGCGGTCACGAACGCACAGAACAACGTCTCGGCCTACAAGAACTTCAACGTCACCCGCAAGTCGCACTACCGCATCGCCAAGGTCGACAACCAGGCCATCGAGGCGACCATCACCGGCGACGAAGACGCGTTCGAGAGCGCGTTCGACGAGTTCGATAACGGACTCGAGGCCGAGGGCAACTACATCAACTTCCGCTTCTTCCGCACGCAGGCGGGCGAGGTTGGCGCGCTTGATGGTGTCGTCAACGTTGCGACCACGAGCCTCGCGTTCGCGGACCGCTCGTCGATGTGGGGCGTCCGCCAGGGCGAGCAGATTGTCGCCTCGGCTACCCTCGGCGGCGCGCTGCGCTCCGCCGGTGCGACGCTGACTATCGCCACGGTCACGCGCACGACGGGCGCGTTCACGACGACCGTTGCTGGCACCACCGGCATCGCGGCACTCGTCAACACGGACTTCATTTACCTCAATGGCGACATCCCGGCGGCTGGCGGATTCCTGGCCGCGTCCGGCCTCGCCGACTGGGTGCCCGATACAGCGCCGAGCGCGACGCTGTTCTACAACGTCGACCGCACCACCGAATCGGACTACCTCGGCGGCCTGCGTATCGACGGCTCGTCTGGTGCGTCGCTCGCGAACCTCCTCGTCGATGCGGTCGCCGCGGGCGACAACATCGGCGGTGACCCGGACGTTGGGTGGTTCAATCCGTTTACCTTCGGGACGCTCGCGAAGCAGCTCGAGGGCAAGTGGGTTATCACCAGCGCCGTCGGCTACGACGGAAAGAAGGTCGCTGGCATCGGTTACGCCGGCTTCAAGGTCAACCTCAACGGCCACGACATCACGCTCTACACGGACCGCTGCTGCCCCGTGAAGCGCGTGTACGTGGTGACCTGGGCGACCTTCTGCATGTTCTCGGCTGGCCCCGCGCCGAACTTCCTCCAGAAGCGCGCTGGCAGCATCATCAAGGTCTCCGAGGCGAACGACGGCTACGAGGCCCGCATCGGCGAGTACTACAACTTCAGCTGCAAGGCGCCGGGCTACAACGTCGTCATTGTGCTGCCCTGAGGTGATGCGATGAACGAATCAGAGAACCAGTGCTTCGCCATGCCGCGTGAACAAATCACGCAGTGGGCGGCAGTGCAGGGGGCTGGTGCCGCAGCGCCGACCGTCCCGACTATCACGCCGAGCACGACGAACTCGCTCGTGTTCATGCATCGGAGCAACAACTGGGTCAGTCGAACCGCGGGTGACATCGCGCGTTCCGGTGCCGGCGTGTACACGGCCAAGCTGCGTGACGGGTTCCCGACGATTCTCGACATCATCCCGAACGTCGTCGGCACTGACGGGAAGCGAGTCCAGGTGACCGGATACAACCCGGTCACGAGGGTCATCTCGTTCTCGAGCTACAACGCCGCTGGGACGGCCACGGACCTCGCAACCACCGACTTCTGTCGCTTCACCATCTTGGGACAGAAGAACTTCCCGGACTACTGAGCCGCCATGTCCAACTTCGTCTACGACAACACCCCGTTGCCGGCTGCGAAGTCGGACGGCGTCACATACGACGGGGTTGACCCCACCATCCTCTGGCGCAGCATCGACGGCAACGCCGTCTTTGTTGCGCTGGAGGACATCCGCAAGCTCCTCCGCAACCAGTCGTACAACGTCATGGCGTACGGCGCGGTCGGCGATGGCTCCGCGGACGATGCTCCGGCCATCCAGGCGGCCATCGCAGCCGCCGCAGCGGCCGGGGCGCCAGGGACCTACGGCGGGTTCGTTGACCTCCCCAAGGGTCTCTACGTATGCAACACGCCGCTGGTAGTCCCCAATGGCGTGGGCATCCGTGGGGCCGGCGGGCGCGGCCCGACGGCCACCATCATCCGAGCTGGCAACGCGTTCAATTCGACATCGCTCATCACGAACGCGCTCAAGGATGGCAACCAAGAGTTCTTCTTCCTGGAAGGCATCCAAGTCCAAGGGAACCGCGGCGGTGGTGCTATCTGCAGTTCGGCTGTGGTGGATGGTGTCAGCCTGTTCATCAACACCTTCATCCGCGATGTGGTCATCGTCGAGGGGAGCAACATCGGGCTTCGCCTACTGGCATCCGGTAGCCCAGGGGGCATGGGCCCGGTGCTGGTCGATAACACGTTTGTCGTCGGGCACGGCGGGCACTGTGTCTACCTCGGAGAGGACGTAACCAACACCGGAGCGGCGACCGGAATCGACGTGTACAACCTAACGGCCGAGCGCCCTGGCACTGGATGCAGTGCCGTGTACCTGCAAGGACTGGGGCGCTGCGCTCAGTTCAACCTACACAACGTGCACATCGAGCTCGGGGACGCTCCAACCGGACGCACCGGCATCACCTTCGACGGGGTGGCGTACGCCAAGGTTGACGGCGTGCAACTCCTCGCTGACCCTGCAACGGTGTCCGAGGGCGTGAAAATAACCAACGTCGCGCAGAACGTCGGCATCGAAATCGGGCCCATCTACAACCCGAACCTCATCGCGACCATCATCCGGGACCAGAAGAACGGCGTGAACGTGGGCGCGGTGAACGTCTCGCGCTACGTCACGCCGGACGTGCTCATGCGCGGCGGCCTGCGGTTCATTCCCGACGCCGGCGTGAACGCCAAGAGCATCGCGTTCCAGGATTCCGGCGGCACCGACCGCGCGTGGTTCGACCTCAACGGTCGGCTCACCGGCAACAGCGTGAACGGTGCCGGTATCGACGTCGTGGCAGACGCCGCGAACAACCGCGCTATCACGATGCAGCGCAACGTCGCCACGGGTGGCGGCGTGTTCGAACTGATTTTTCCGGACTCATCGAACTGGCGGGTTCGGAATCGGTCCGGCGGCGTCGACCTCCTGAACTTCGACAACTCGGGCGTCGGCACCATCTACAACTCGTTCCAGTTCCTAAGCCAGGTCCGGTTCAACGCCGAGATTGCGCCGACCATTCTCGGTGCGAGCCAAGACAACTACTCGCCGACGAACATGGCGCTCGCCAACGTGCTGCTCTTGACGGCGAGCACGCCGGTCAACATCACCGGGTTCGCGACCGGCGCGGCAGGGCGCGTCCTCGTCGTCTACAACAACAGCGCGAACAACATCACGCTCGTTCACGTCTCTGGCTCTTCGACGACCTCGAACCAAATCGTCGGCACCGGCGCCGCGAACGTCGTGCTCGGTCTCAACCGAGGCGCGGTCCTCTTCTACAGCCCATCCATCTTGAAGTGGCTGGTCATCCTGGACAACCTATGACGCTTGCCGCCTACCTGTCATTCCTCCTCGGTGGGCCTGCCGGAGCGACGGTCACGCTGGCCCGGATGCGCGAAGCCATCAGGCTCGAGGGCTCATGGGAGAACAGCTCGGACATCACCGACGCGCTGCTCAACAACTTCATCAATCGAGGCGTCCGCGAGGTCTGGGACCTGCTCAAGAGCAAGCGTGACGACCTCCTCGTCGCGAGCATCAACATCACGACGAGCCCTGGGTTCGAGAAATCGCCGCTGCCAGATGGGTTCTACCAGCTGCGCAAGCTGGAAATCGCCGACCCGTCGTCGAGGTCTGGATGGCGACGCATCCGCAAGGTCGACCTCGACGTCTCGCACCACATCGCGAACCTGCAGGGGAAGAACTACCGGTACCGGCTGCAGGGGAACACGCTCGTCCTGCATCCCACGCCACAGGCCGCGGAGCAGCTTCGGATGTTCTACATCCCGGTTGCTCCGCGCATGGCCGACGACGCGGACACCTTCGACGGTATCAACGGCTACGAGGAGCTCGTGTTCCAAATCGTCGTGATGCGATGCCGCGACCGCCAGGAGCAAGACGTCAGCGTGCAGGTGCGCGAGATTCAGCGCCTGACCGCGAACATCTCGGCGGCGAGCGATGGGCGCGACGTCGAACCCTTCTACCTCAACCCATACGGTGCCACTGGCGGCGCGTGCGATGACGACGATGAGGCCTACTGGACGAGCTGATGGGTATCTCCAAGGTCGATGCCCCACAGCCTTCGCCTAGGCTGATTCCATCGCTGGTCAACGCCGACGAGGCGGTGCTCGCGCGCGAGTCCACGTCGCACGCCGAGGCTATCGCCAGGCTCGAGTCGCAGGCCGGACGCCTCGCGACGCTGACCGGTCGCTACCTGGGGCGCCAAATCATCACGCTGTCCGGCACGTACACCCCCGCCCCCGGGGCAACGATGGCGCGCGTGCGTGGCATCGGTGGCGGAGGTGCTGGAGGCGGGGCGACAGCGGTGGGCGTTGGGGTCGGCGCCGGCGCCGGCGGCAGTTCCGGCGTGATGTTCGACCTCGTGCTCGGCACCCGGGGGGTACCGCTAACGGGCGGCGCTTACGCATGCGGCGCCGGCGGCACGCCAGTCAGCGGTGGACCGGGCGGCGCCGGCGGCGATAGCACCATCGTCGTCAACGGGGTCACGTACGTGGCCAAGGGCGGCGCTGGCGGAGCGCTCGGAGCCAGCACCCTCACCGACGCTATCGCGATGGCCAACACGCCTGCCGCGGGGACATCAGGCGGAGGCGTCGTCACGTTCGGGCCCGGCGCCAACGGCCTTGTCGTGGGCGGCGCTGCGTGGAGCTCGGGCAGCGGCGGCAGTACGGAGCTCGGGCCCGGCGGACTCGGCGTCGGCGGCAGCACCCCCGGCCTTGCAGGCTCGAGCTATGGCGGTGGAGGTGGCGGCGGCGCCGCGCAGACGGTCAACCGAGCGGGCGGAGCCGGGGGTGCTGCGGCCTTCGTTATCGACGAGTACAGCTGAGCTGAGGTCATATGCCACAGACACCTACCCCGAACATGGGTCTCATCAAGCCGACGGAGAACGGCGACGACGATGTCTGGGACCTCCTGCTCGATGCGCAGGCGGATCTCATCGACCAGCACGACCACAGCGGCGGCAAGGGCGTCAAGGTTCCCCTCGCGACCGGCGCGACGGTCACCGCTGACGTCCCGTGGGCGAGCGGCGGGAACTTCTTCGCCATCACCGGGCTCAAGGCCATCGACTTCCAGCCGCTGCCGACGTCAGCGATGACCGCGTACGCGGGGGCCCTGTTCGTGGACAGCGCGACAAACGAGCTCAACTGGCGAACCACCGGCGGCGCCAACGTCCGCATCACGAACGGCACGACGCTCAACGTATCGCTGACGGGGACCATCGGCGGCGACTACGCCAGCGTCGGTGCGCTCATCGACTTCACGGACACGACGGACACGTACGCGCTGCGCCAGCAAATCGGTACCGGCGTGCGCCAGTTCGCGCGCCTGCAGACCGGCGACGTTGATTTCTACGAATTCAAGGCCCAGCCGGCTGCAGGAGTGCCCGCGAATCGCGTCAGGCTCAAGAGCCCGACCTCTCTTGCCGCGAGCTACGATGCAACGCTCCCGGCCGCGCTGCCCGCGGCTGCAGCGTTCCTGCAGATGAGCGCCTCTGGCGTCATATCCGCGAGTGACTCTCACGGGACGCGAACGATGATCTTCCATGGAACAGCATTCCAGGAGATCGCAAACAGTTCAGCGCTGAGGTCCACGGGCAACGGCTTCGCCCTGCAAACTCCCACGCTTCAGGCAATACTATCTATTCCTGTACTTCGGGTTGGAGTGCGGATTCTGGCCATACGTGTGTTCATTCAAGATACGGCCGGTGCAACTATCTTCGCTGATTTCAGCCGAAACGACGCCACCGGCGCCGGCGTTACCATCGCCTCCTCGGCGACATCAACCGGAGCTGGGACGTCGCAAACTCTCACCATGACCGGGCTAACAACAGTGACTGCGGCTAGCAACGGATATTCAATCCGTGCCGTGGCAAATCTTAGCGGGGCAACAAATTTTGTCCGGTTCTGTGAGGTCGACTATGACCTCCCTTGAGTCAGCGCGCGGCCATGCACGCGGACCAGGCCTCAATCTCCTCAGTCCACTGGAGGTGAGCGAACATCTCTGCCTCGTCGACGGACGCCAATGCGGTGGCAACGTTGATGCTTACCGTCCAGGCCGGGCGCTGCGGGAGCTCTCCGCACGTCCTGCGCGTCGGCGTCAGATCGGCGTCGGGTGCATGACCAAAAACGATCGGGTCATAGGTGGTGGGGGGGTGGTCGTAACATCCAGCAAGAATGAGTGTCGCAACCGCAATCGCCTTCATGTGGTCAGTGTAGACAGCGTCAACTGCGCGCGCAAGGGGACGGGCTGATGGCGCTCCGCGAGGCCACGGTAACAGTCCAGTTCGCAGGCGGACTTACGACCGACCAAGACCCCAAGCAGGTTCCTGCAACTAAGCTCGTGGACTTGCAAAACGCCGTGTTCACCAAGGACACGACGCTGCAGAAGCGGACCGGGTACCGCGCGCTCGGCCAGCAAATCGAAGCCGGCGGCGCTACCTACTCCGGCGCGCTCGGCCTCGGACGGCGTGACAACGAGCTCCTCGTCTACACGTCGGCCGGCACGTACAGCTACCGCCCGGGCTCGGACACGATGGCGCTCACCGGCAATCCGGTCAGCATCACGAGCCGCGAGTACCCGCTCGCGAAGACCTCCACCGAACAGAGCCAGGGCGACGCGGCCACGAACAACAACGTCACGGCGGTGGCGTGGGTCGACTCGCGCGGCGGTATCTGGTGGTCCGTGCTCGAGGAGAGCACGAAGCGGCTGCTCCGCGCGCCCGCGCAACTCGCCGCCGTTGGCACCGAGCCTCGGGTGGTATCGGTCGGCACCGGTACGGTTCACATCTACTACGCGGACCACTCGCTCTCGCGCATCTGGGTCGCGGTGGTCGACACCTTCAATCCGACGCTCGCGGTCGCGCCCGCCATTCTCGTCTCCGACCTCTCGACGGCGGCCATCGGATACGACGTCTGCCCGACGAACCTCGACGTGGTGCTTGGCGGTCCGACTCCGGCCGCGCCGGCGGCCATCGCTTGGCCTACGTCGACGAGCTCGGTGCGCGTCGGTTACGTCGACGCGTCCGGCGTGATTGGCTCGGGGGGCACGAGCCTGCCGCCGGCGGTCACTCATGCATTCGCGCCAGCGGCGACGTCGAGCATGGGCGTCGCTTGGAGTTCACTTGGAGTTGCCGCGGTGGCGTCCAACCCTGGGACGTCCACGACGAGCGTCGCCGTATTTGATCCGACGCTCACAGTTCAGCTCTTGAACAGCACGAGCGTGGTGTTCGCCGCGAGCACGCCGCGGTCGCACACGCTCGCATGGGCCGGGAACCGGCTGTACGTGCTACTCGACGACACCTCAGGCGCGGCGTCAGAGCGCGACACGCGCATCCGTGCCTTCTACTACGACTCGCTCATCGGGCCGACGCTGCTGACGTCTCCGTGGCCTCTGCGAGGGCTGTCGCTCGCCTCGAACGCGTTCGTCGACAACGGCGTCGCGTACGTGTGGGCGACGCACGATGTCCCGTTCTTCAGCATCTACTTGCTCATCCGCATCGCCGACGGCGCTGCGGTCGCCCGCTCGATGCCGACCATCGCGCACGGGACGCAGGTGAACGGGTCCGGCACGTGGCGCTCCTCGGTGAGCGTCGACCCGACGGACGCGCGACGCTGGCGAACGCCGCTGCTCTACAACGAGCAACTCAAGGCGCTCGCCGGGCAGTTCTCCGAGACCGGCATGCGCTGGGTGACCAACGATTTCAGCGACGCCAACGCGTGGCAGAGCGAGCAGCTCGGCGCCGGTCTCTACCTCGCCGGCGCATGCCCCCTCCACTACGACGGCAACCGCTGGGCAGAGGCCGGCTTCCACTACGCGCCCGACGGCACTATCACGGGTACGCCAGCGGTGGGCACCGGCGCGCTCACCGTCGGCGTGTACACCTATCGCATCTGGTACGAGGAAACCGACGCACAGGGCGAGGTGCATCGCGGTCCGTTGAGCGTAGGCACCGCGGTGACGCTGACCGGCGGGCAGAACCAGGTCACGCTCGTTGGTCCGATGTATCGCATCACGAGTCGGTCGCGCGTGCGCGTTTGCGTTGCGCGCTCCCCGGTCAACGACACGTCGGAGTTCTTCGAGGTCACCTCGCGTGATGTCACGACCGCCGGCGGCGTCAATGGGTTCATCTTGAACGACCCGACCGTCGATACGTGGTCCATCATCGACCGCCTCGGCGACGTCTCGCTCCTCTCGCGAAACCCGACGTACACCGAAGGCGGCATCCTCTCGAACGACCCGGCGCCGATGGCTGGCGATGTCCTCGCGGTCGGCAAGGGGCGTCTGTTCTTCACGGACCCCGCCGACCCGACGATGCTGCGGTACACGCAGCAGATTCAAGAGGGGTTCGCCGTCGACTTCGCCGAGCTCCTCAAGCAGCGCCTCGACCCCGCAGGTGGCGCCATTTCGTCCATCGGAATCATGGACGGCGCGGTCTACCCGTTCCGGGAGACCGCGGTGTTCGTCGTCGGTGGTCCCGGCCCACTGGCGAACCCCGCGGTGAGCGCTGAAACGTTCGCGTTCACGCCAGGCGACCTCGTGACGAGCGATGTCGGTTGCATCGAGCCGCGCTCCATCGCAGCCACGCCGGTCGGTATCGTCTTCAAGTCGAAGAAGGGCATCAGGCTCCTCGGACGCGACCGAAAGGTCATCGATATCGGCGCCGAGGTGACGAACTTCGACGAGCAAGACGTCACGGCAGCGACGCTCGTCCCCAAGGCCCAACGCATCATGTTTCTCACGTCGGAAGGCTCTACGCTGATGTGGGACTACCAGCGCAACCAGTGGTCCCGGTACACGAACCACGCCGGGCTCGACGCGCTCATCGTCAACGACCTCTACCACTACCTGCGCATCGACGGCCGCGTGTTTCAGGAGACCCCGAACGCGTACCGCGACGACAACTCGCACATCTCGATGGTGCTTGAGCTCGCGTGGCTCAAGATGGCCGGCTACCTCCAGGGCTGGCAGCGCATCTGGTACGCGCAGTTTCTTGGCGCCTGGCGCTCTCGCCACACGCTGCGCGTCCGCTACCGGCTCGACTACGAGCGGCAGTGGTCGGCGCCGTTCGATCTCGACGTGAACTCGAACTACACCATCACCCCGTACGGCGATGGTCCGTATGGCGATGGTCCGTACGGAGCGAGCGGCTCGTCGGTGTACCAGCACCGTATCCACATCGGGAAGCCGTGTCAGGCCATCCAGTTCAGGGTGGAGGACATCGAGGCCACCGACGACTACGGGGCCTCATTTGAGCTCTCCGAATTGGTCCTCACCGGTGGTATGAAGGGTCCGTTGTTCAAGCTCGGAGCCACAAGGAGCAGCTGATGTCTTGGTATGATCCAACCTCATGGGGCGTCGACTGGCTCGGCGGCAACACGGCCAAGGCGCCCGACGTCAAGTATGGGCACCAGGGCCAAATCGAGGACACCATCACGCAGGGCCTGGCCAACACGCAGAACCGGGCGGCGCCGCAGGCCGCCGGGCCCACCACTGGACCTCAGGACCAGTGGCGCGCCATGCAGATGGGCCAGGCTCAGCAGCTCCAGGGCATCGCCTCGGGGCAGCAGCAAGGTGCGGGCGAGCTCGCTGCGCGCCGCGCCGCTCAGGCTGCGACGGCCCAGCAAGTGGGGATGGCGAACATGCAGCGCGGCGGCGCGGCTCCGGGCGCGGGGCTCGCGGCCGCTCGCAACATGGTCAACATCGGCGGCGCGGCAGCCGGCCAGGCTCAGCAGGCTGCGCTCCAGGATCAGCAGGCCGCGAACGCTCAGCTCGCGGGCGCGCTCGGCCAAGGACGCTCCGGCGACCAGGCCATGGCCCAGATGGAGCAGCAAGCGCGGCTCGCGAACATTGACGCTCAGCTGCGCCAGACCGGCATGAACGACCAAGCGAGGCTTCAATATCTCGCCCAGCTGACCGGCATGGATGCGAACCTGCTTGCTGCCCAGATGCAGCAGTACGCCACCCAAAAGAACAGCGGTGGCGGCGTCCTCGGCGGAATCATGAGCACCTTCGGCGGAATCGGCGGGGCCATGGCCAGCAACCCCGGCATGGCTGGCGGAGCAGCGGGCGGCGCCGGTGGAGCCGCAGGGGCGGCCGCGCCGGCAGCGGCGATGGCCTCCGACGAGCGACTCAAGGACGACATCACCGACGCGCGCGCGGACATCGATGAGCTTCTAGATGGTCTGCGCCCGGTCAACTGGAAGTACAAGGACGAGAAGTTCGGCAGGGGCCGATTCAGCGGCATCATCGCTCAGGACATGGAGAGAACCCGCGCCGGTAAGGACATCGTGTTCGAATCCGACGAGGGCAACAAGATGCTCGACGTCAACAAGTCGCTCGGTGCCCTGCTCGCGTCGAGCGCCAGGCTCAACGAGCGCCTCCGTAAGCTGGAGGGTGGAGACTGACCATGCCGCTGCCGGACGCCGTCATCCAGGGCATGGGTTGGGGGCCGCCGCCCATTGACGACTCGCTCGTCGGGGCCCCCGTTGGCATCATGCCGCCCATGCCGGTGCCTAGCGCGCCGGCGCCAGCTCCAGTTCCGGCTCCTCTGCCGGCGCAGATGCCGTCTCCGGTGCCGCCGGTGGATAGCTCGCTAGCCGGAGCGCCGCCGCCACTCGGTGGCCCAGAGCCGATGCCGGGCCCCGCTCCGACTGCGCCCGCGCCAATAGTTGCGCCCGGCCCCGTTGCAGGGCCGCCGCCCGTGGCTCGCGGTGGCGCTGGCGGTGCGCCACAGAAGCCGCCAACGCTCGCACAGCAGCAGGGCGACGCGACCAACACGCAGAATCGCGCTGACTACGCGGCGCAGTCAGCGCTCGGACAGCAGGTCAACGCGAAGCTTGGGGAGGCTGAGCAGGTTCTTCAGGCTCAGGCTGACCATCAGAAGCGGCTGGACGACATCGGCACCGAGCGCGCCAGGCTCGCCGACGAGAAGAAGAAGTCGACCATCGTGATGCAGTCAGCGGCCGACGCCGCGGAGAAGAGGCTCGACAACTACAAGGTCGACCCGGGCCAGTACTGGAACAATCTCGGCCTCGGCAACCACATCGGGCTCTACATCGCGATGGCGCTGTCCGGCGTGGGCAACGCGCTCCAGGGCAAGGGCAGCGAGCCCAACCCGGTCATCCAGATGATTCAGCAGAGGGCGCGCGATAACATTCTCGCCCAGCAAGATGAGCGCAACCAACTCGGACAACAGGCCGAGCGCGCGCTCCAGCGCGTCGACCGCAACCGCAAGTTCTTCGGCGACCAAGAGAGCGACCTCCTGCTCAAGGAAAGTCAGGTCGACAAGCAGCTCGCGACGTCCATTGGCCTCGCCTCCGCAAAGAGCGCCGACGCGAACATCCGCGCCAATGGAGCAGCCGAGAGCGCAAAGCTCATCCAGTCCTCCGCCGACAAGAAGGCGCAGGCCGTCGAGCGAGCGGTGAACCACGACATCCAGAACAAGCAGCTCGGAATCTCCGCCGGTCATCTCCAACTCGGCCGTGACCAGTTCCAGCACCAGGTCTACAAGGACCTACAAGAGCTCGACCTCAAGGCCAAGGCCCTCGCGCAGAAGGGCGACATCAAGGGGTCCGAGGTCTACCAGAAGTTCGGCGTCCCTGGGGTGACTCACGATGACGGCACGCCTTTCGTTGCCACAGGCTCAGCGGAGGGCATCGACAAGGTTCGCAATAAGGTCGCCGCGGCGAAGACCATCGTCGGGCTCCTCGACCAAGCGCGCGATGTCCGAACGGGGTATAGCAATAACAACGTCGCCTCTCGTGAGGAGTGGCAACGGTTGAAGCAGCTCTGGGGCGCAGCCAAGGCCAAGGGGAAAGATGCGCTAGGCCTCGGGGCGTTGAGTGAGTCCGACTTCAAGCTACTCGACGAGTACCTGGGAGCCGATGACCCAACGACGTACCGCGATCCGACCGCCGGAATTCTGCAGGCGCGTCAGACTGTGCTCCGCGACGTAAACGACACGCTTGGCGCCTACAACCGCGACGGCACCAAGTTCAAGATTGACGATTTGGACCCTAACCCCCCTGGTCCTCCAAAGCCTACCGACGAATCCCTCAAAGAGGCACTCGGCCCGGGGGCGGATATCCAGCCCCAGCGATTGGGGGGGCGGGTTGCTGGCCTTGTCCAGGGCGGCACCGGAGAGAACGTCAGCCCAATCGCTTCGAGCGTCAAACAGAACCTCGACACTTGGGGCGCGATGCTCTCCGGCGGAGACGAGGCGCAGGCCAAGAAGGCCGCTGACTACCTCGGTCAGATTTCCAAAACGGCGCAGGTCGACGCCGTGAAGGCGTACGCATCCAAGCTGTTGTCCGACAACATGACGAATCAGGTCATCAAGTCGACGCAGCCAGCCGACGAGCTCCCGGTCCGGGTCGGAGCGAGGATTCAGCCCCCGGCCAAGTAATGCCCGAACCGCGCACCATCAACGTCGTCAGCCCCGAGGGGAGGACCTACGGCGTCCCCGAGGAGCACCTCTCCGCGTATCTATCCCAGGGGTTCGCGCCGGAAGGCTCCGAGGAGGAGGCCCAGCGCGCCTACAAGGACGTCCGCGCGGAGACCTACGGCGGCGTTGGCGGCGCCGTCAAGGCGACTGGCCTCGGCGCGCTGAGCGGCCTCACGGCCGGTCTCAGCGACGTCGCTATCAGCGGCCTTGGCGGCCGCGAGGCCGTCGAGGGCTACAAGGAAGAGAACCCAGTTTCCTCGTTCGTCGGGAACTTCGGCGGCTCGCTCGCTCCGGCGTTGTTCACCGGCGGCGCCTCCGCTGGCGCCGAAGCCGGGCTCATTGCCAAGGGGCTCGCGTCGACTCCGGCGGGCGCCATCTCGAAGCTCGGCCACGCCGTCTCATCGGGCCTCGCCGGAGAGGGCGCCGGCGCGCTCGCGCGTGCTGGGGCGGCCACTGCCGGCGCGGCAGCGGAAGGCGCGCTGTACGGCGGCGGCGCCTACCTCAGCGAGACCGCGCTCCAGAACAAGCCGCTCTCGGCAGAGGGGTTCGTTGGCGGCATGGGCAAGGGCGCGCTGTTCGCCGCCCCAATTGGCGGTACGTTTTCCCTCGCCGGCTCTGCGTTGGTCCGCGCGCGGTCTCTCTTCCCTCGGAGCGAAATCTCCAAGGAAGCGGGCAAGGTCGTCCAGCAGGAAGCAACGACCGCGCTCAAGGACAGCGTTGCGGACGGCGATCAGATGCTCGCTGCTGCGAGGCAGCAGCTGGCCGAAAACGAGGCCAAGGCCGGCGTTGCAGCGGGCAACGAGCACATCACGCGCACCGCGTTCGGCGGCGTCGCGCCCGACGTTATCGTCGAGCAGGCCTCGACGACGGCTGACACCGCCGCGCTTGCAGAGGCGACGCAGCGGCTGGAATCGAGCCAGGCCAAGCTCAAGGCCTGGATAGCCGATGGCGGCGACCAACTCGACGACATCGGGAAGCTCATCACCGTCGAGGATGAGCTCGCTGGAATGGCGCCAAGCTCCGAGCTGAGCCTGCGAAAGGCGGGGGTTCCAGTCGACGAATTCTCCCCGGCCGGGCAGGGCGATGGCTTCATGTCCCCGAGGGAGCTCGCTCTCGCTGCTCTCGAGGATGACCAGGCACGCGAGAAGCTCGCCGCGGCGGCGAACCAAGCGCAGAAGTCGATGTCGGGGGGCGGCGGGGTAGGCCGGACGGAAGAAGCGGTCGCGGGCCTCGAGAATCGCCTCGGCAAATCTGGGGACTGGCTCGCCGCAGGCGGCGGGGCCCTCGACGACCCACAGTCGCTCGCTGACTTCGAAGCAGCTCTCGGCGGCGGCATGGGGACGCGTCAAGGTGTTCCAGTCGGGGAGTTCAGCGCGCCCGGTGTCGGAGGTATCAAGACGCCGGAGGAGCTGGCCCGTGCGGCGGTCGCTGCAGAGCCCGACCTCTCGGCGCTGGGCGGCGGACGGGTCACGCCGAGCTCGCTCGACGCGACCGGAGTCGCCGGCCCCAAGGCTCGCCGGGCTACGCCGAAGGTCGAGACGCCTCCCGCCCACGAGTCGCCGCCTCTCGAGCTCGGCGACACGTACGGCAAGCGGGCCGCCGCGGCCAAGCAGAACCCCAAGCTCAGCGACATCTGGGACCAAGCCGAGGCGGCGAAGATTGTCGAGCCCCCGCCGGCTCCCAAGTTCGACCACGCCATGGACATCAGCGGGATGTCCGAGGACGACCTCGGCAGGTTGAGCGCCGACATCGAGAACGCGATGGAGGCACACCCGGCCGATGCGCCGGAGCAGAAGAGCCTAGGCGAGCTCCGGGATCGCATCAGCGAGCGTCGGACCGCCATCATGAACGGGGAGGCCGCCCCCTCTGCCCCCTCTTCGGGCCCACCCTCGTCAACCGGCGGCGGCAGAGTCACAGAGGACGAGTTTCTCGAGCTGGCCGAGCGAGCTCGGCGGTCTCTCTCCCCTGCAGAACAAGATGTCGCCAAGTCGTATAGCAACAACGGGTTGTACGCCCGAATCAACGGTGCACTGCGCCGCGCTCACGGCAACATCGGAGGCGCGTCGCTCAAGGCCGTAGACGCCGACATCCGCGACTTGGCGGTCACTCTCGACAACGCTCTCGCGCGCTCCCCCGCGCCGCGCCCGATGGTCTTGGCCAGAGGAATCCATGACCCCGCGGCCGTCAAGGCCGTCGGTAATCTGAAAGTCGGCGACTCCTTCGTCGACCCCGGCTTCGTCTCCACGTCATACGATGACCAGATAGCCCGCGACTACGCCAGCTGGCTCCTCGGTGAGCAGAGCAACGGCATCAAGCTCGACATCTCCGTACCTGAAGGCTACCCGACGCTCGCCATTCCAAGTGAGTTCCCGAAGGAGCGCGAGCTTCTTCTCGGACGCGGCGGGAAGTTCACGGTAACCGGCATCGAAGAGGCGTCTGCCTCCGGCCCCAAGACAATTCGGCTCGCGCTGAGCATGCCGGATGCCGCGCCGGAGGCGACTGCCATCCCGGATGGCTTCAACATCGAATTCGGACCCAAAAAGCAGTTCGCCTCCGAGCCTCGCCCGATAACCCAGGTCCCCGAGGCCGCGGAAGTCGGCGGAAGCGATGGGCTGAACCCGCGCGAGCACGTTTTCGTCCTGCGGCCGAGCCAGTTCATCGGAAAGAAGCTCCACGTCGAGCCCGTCGACAGCTTGCCATCGTGGTCCGACGAGAGCACCCCAGCCATCGAGATGAGGGCTGTCCTGGGAGACCCGATCCCCGGGACCAGCCGACGCAGCACGTTCGGCTATAAGTTCGACAGCGGCGCTGACCGCTTCATGTCCGCCATCGCCTCCGATCGACCGGTAGCCATCCAGTTCTACCCGGCGACAGCGCGGCCGAAGGCTGAACTCGTTGATGCCGACGAATTGCTGCGCAAGTTCGGACCCGCAGACGTCACGCCCGTCGACGCCGCGGAACAGCCGCGGCACGCGTTCACCCCATCCGAACGCGCCGCCGGCGGAACGCGGGGCGGCCGCTGGTACACCGACGAGAACGGAACCAACTGGTTCGGGAAGAGCTATCGCGGCAGCTCTGACCGTGTCGAGGTGGAGCACCTGGCGAACCGCATCTATCGCGAGTTCGGCGTGTCCGCCCCGGAAACGGAAGTCGTCGAGCAGGCCGGCAAGCGGACGATGATGTCGAGGGAGCTTCCCGGCAAGACCTCCTCGCCGCAGGCGCTCGCGACGGCCAACGCCGGAGACGGGTTCGTCGTCGATGCATGGCTCGCGAACTGGGATGCCGTAGGCACCGGGTACGACAACATGCTTCTGGATGCCGACGGGGTGGTGCACCGCATCGACAACGGCGGCTCGCTCATCTACCGCGCTCAGGGCGGCCGGAAGGACTTCGCAGCACCGGTCCGCGAACTCGAGACCATGCGCAACCCGAGCCAGCCATCCGGCGAGGTCTTCGGCTCCCTATCGGAGAAGGACATCGACCGCCAGCTCGTAGACTTCGCCCGGAAGTATGAGCAGCTTCGACCGACGATTGACCGGATGGTCGACGATTCCGGGCTCAGCGCGGCGGCGAAGAAGGAAGTCAAGCAGGGGCTTCATGAGCGCGCCGAGTGGCTCAAGGCTCAAGCTCCGAAGGGCGCGGCGCTGGAGCCGGCAGCAGACCTATCCGCCCTTGCTGGCAAGGCGATGCCCGAATCCATCGCCGCCGAGTTATCGACGCCCACAGCTCCGGTCGCCGAGCCAGACCTCCGCGCCCTCGGTGGCCGACCGACGCAGTTCGCAGCCGACGCTGGCCCATCGGCGAAGACCGCCGCCGTCACGACTGACGACGACCTGATGGCGCTGCTCTCGGGCACAAAGAGCGCGCTCGACGAAGGCAAGAGCTTCAAGTCCATCTCGAAGCCCGCTGAAGAGAAGTACGTCGCGGAGAAGGCCGCGAAGACCGAGGCTGCTGCCGAGCACTTCCGAGGCAAGGCGAACGCGAAGAACTTCGCGGCATCGGACATGGGCGCAGCGGAGCAGGCGGCGAACCCCAAGCGCATCGACCTCGAAGAGGCCCTGCGCAACGCGGTGCCGAATCAGAGCCCAACGCCGGACGCGAGCACAGGCAAGAAGGGGACGGTGACCTCATACGAGGGCCTGTCTCGCATCTTGGGCGAGCCCGATATGGACGCGCTCGCGACGTACGAGGCGAAGACCAAGGTGTCCAGCCTCATGCCCGAGGACATGCAGCGCGTGGCCGACGACGCCGCCATCGAGCGCCTGCTGAAGAAGCGAACCGGCAAGAACGTCGACATGGGGCCGTCGCTGGAGCGCGCAGCGAAAATCATCGGCGACCACGAGCAGGCCAGCGCTGACGTCGCCGACTTGCTCGGCGCGAACGCCCCGCGGACCGCCGTCGACCGGGCGTCGAAGCTTCGGACTGCGAGCCAGCGACAAGCAGACCGCATGGCGGCCAGCGCGGCACGGGCGGCGGACGACCTAGAGCGCACGGCGGTTGACCCCGGCATCCGCGCTCGCGTCTTGGCGGACGGGCTAGCGAGCAGACCGGCCTTGCCCGACACGACCATCGTCGAGCCGAGAGGAAAGACGCCCAAGGTCAGAGCGGCATTCGGTGGACCGGACGCGACCGTCGTCGAGCCGGACGCGGAAGTCAACATGGCGCTTGCGCGCGATCACGCGCAGGCGCAGGCGCGTGGCGCCAAGAAGGCGGCCAAGGCCGCGCCGGGTGGCGGCGGGGTGCTTGGTGCTGCCGCCGACGCCGGCACCGCACTCGAGCTACTGGGGGCCATGGGCGTGCACACGCCGATGCTCAGCCGGATTCCCCTCATAGGCCCCGTGCTCGGGGCCGTGCTCAAGGCGCGCGCCGTGCTCGGCATCCTAGGGCGCAAGGGCGGCTCCGTCGGTCGCTCCACCGAAGCGCTCATCGCACAGCGCATGTCGGAGACGCAGGACCGCATCAACGGCGCCACGCAGGCCCTCCTCTCCAAGGCCGGACGCGGCGCTCGTAAGGTCTCCGAGGTCTCCGCCGGACCCGCCGTCACGCTCGGGTACTCGCTGTTCCCTGGCGGGGACGCGAAGAAGACGAAAGACCTCGCCGCGCTCTATCACGCGCGCATGGACGAGATTGCACGCGCGCAGCAGCCGGGCGCCATCGAGCACGCCATCGGCGACCGGTACCAGACCGCAGACGCCGAGCTGCAGAGTGCTATCGCCGCGCAGGTGAAGCGCGGCATCGACTTCATCGCGAGCAAGGCGCCCAAGCCGGTCCTCCCCCCAGGGATGCTTCCCGGCGACGGAAAGTGGCGCCCATCGAAGGCAGCGCTCGAGGAGTGGGGCAGGTACATCCACGCCGTGTCAGATCCGGTGTCGGTGCTCGAAGACCTAGCCAAGGGGCACTTCTCGCGCGAGGGCGCGCAGACGCTCCAATACGTCTACCCCGAGCTGTTCAAGCTCGCGCAGATGATGCTCATCAAGACCGCGCCGCAGATGCAGGCGAAGCTCCCATACGCGCGGCAGATCGCCATCAGCATCATGTACCGCATCCCGGTGCATCCATCGATGCAGCCGCAGAGCCTCGCCTACCTCGCCGCCCCGGCCGCAGGCGCTTCCGGCGCGCAGCCCGGAGCTCCAGGCCAGCCCCCTCCGCAGGGAGCCCCCGGATTGACCGGGCCCATCCAACTCGGCCAGCAAGCCATGACCTCCCTTGACATGAGGGCAAATAGATGACGCAAATCCGACAGCCGAATCCCGCGAAGCAGGGTCTCCAGACCGTTACCGGCGGAACCCCCGCCAACTATGGGCTCGGTGGCGATGCGTCGCTCATCCAGCACGTCCACATCCAATGGGATGCCGCGCTCGTCGGAACGGTGACGTTCTGGAGCTCCGAGTTCCCCGAGGTGGCCATCTCGTCAACGACGGCCGGCGACTGGATTCAGGAGAACCCAACGAGCGGCGTCTACGTCGCGTTCTCCCCCGCCGGCGCCGGCACGAACACCAACCTCCAAATCAACATTCCAGGCGGAACCGCCGGTGGATGCTCCGTGCACCTCGGTAATCTGGGGAGCCTGATGCTGCGCGCACAGGTCGTCTGCACCACGCAGGGGGTCATGCGCATCCAGGCCGGAGGCAAGGAGTGATAGGACCACGCGTGGGGCCGCGCGTCGGGCCACGCGTCGGTATCGGCGTCGGGGTTGACGCTGACGAGCTGGCTGCGCCCGTGAGCGGTGGCGGCATCCCCGGCGTCACCCGCGACGGCACGAGCGGTATCTACTGCCCCGCGAACGCGGCGGAGTGGACGGCGCTCATGGCGGCAGCCGGGCTCGCCACCGGCAACCCGGGTTCCACGTGGAACATGCAAGAGGCGAGCGGCAACCTCGCCGACAGCATCGGGACCGTCACGCTGACGATGACGGGCACCGGTCATCTCTATCGGCAGGCAGCAACTGGCTGGTCTCGCTTCTGTCTGAAGTGCGTCGACGGCACGGCGAACCAAAAGTGGGTCAACACGACCACGGCAAACAACCCGAACACGACGGATGTCTTCCTCCTCGGCTACCTCGACATCCCCGTCGGGTCACCGGCTAGCGTTCGTGACGTCATGACCAAGTCCGCTCAGGCGGACTGCAGGTTCAACACGACTGGGAAGCTGCGGGCCGTGTTCGGGGCGTCCGCCGACCTCGCGACAGACCCGCGCGGTCGTCGGATGCCCGTCGGCATCCAGGTCAACAACACCGGCTCGGTGTCAGCCATCTTCACCGACCAGGACGCGTTCATCGGCACGTACACGCTGCCGGCGTCGTCCGTCATGACCGCGTTCGGTGGGCAAACCACGAACGCCGGGAACATCGGTTACCTCTACGGAGCGGAGTTCGGCGGCGCTGCTGCGCGATTCACGACCGGACAGGTTCGCACGCTCTATCAAACGCTCGGCTGGACCATTCCATGGTGAGGATATCGACATGCCTATGATTACGAAGACAGAAGCCGTCGTGCTGTTCAATAACTTCAACGCCTCGTTCTCGAGTCGTGTGGACGCGCTCATTCGCTCTGCGGCGAGCTCCGGACTGACGAGCGTAAGCATCCCGTACGGCAACGTCACGAACGCGGTCGCGGTCGCGGTCGCGGCAGAGCTCACTGCGGCGGGATGGACGGTCAACAACGACGCGGCCAACAAAATCGTGACCATCAGCTGAAGCATGTCCGACGACGACACCCCAACCGAGCGGCGACGCAAGCCGGACGATCGAGGGCTTAGCAGCGCCGAGCGTCGCCGGCTCGCATCGCGAGCCGCGCCGGTTGATGAGCTCGTCGTCGACGTCACATCACCCATCGACCTCCTGTCTCGCGAGCCGGACGCCGACGAGATGGACCTCATCGCACGCTCGCAGTACGAGGCCGGAGACCCCGTCTCGATGCGCGACTTCGCGAAGGTGCTCAAGCGCATCCAGAAGCTCCAGCTCGACGAGCGAAGCAACAATCGCGAGCGCGGAGAGCAGCTCGTTCAGCTGCTTTCCGAGGCGCCGGGCGGAAAGGTTCGCGAAGAGGTTCGCGACCTCACGCGCGACATGCGGCTCGTGAAGTGGGCAGCAGGGGCGGCCGTCGCGGCCGCCCTCGGCTCACTCGCGAGCGTCGCAGCACGTATCTGGGACCGTGCCGAGCGCGAGGGCGAGACGACCATCCGCCTCAAGCATATCGAGAGCGCTATCGAGCGCCTCCAAGACCGACCAACGAGAAACACTCCATGATTCGCCACAAGCTGACCCCGTACGCACTTATCCTCGCTGGCGCCGTCTTAATCGGCGTCGCACTTACCGCCTTCGCCTCCATTGCAACATACTTGCACCAATGAGGAACACATGGCTGATGAACCTACTCCTGTGAAGCCAGGCTACAAGACCACCGAATTCTGGCTGTCAATCGCCGCGATGCTGCTGTCGACGCTGTTCGCGAGCGGAGCGCTCACCAACGACGTCGCGCTCACCCTGGCCGGCATCGGAGCGACGCTGCTCACGGCGCTCGGCTACAAGGTGACGCGCACGCTGGTCAAGACGGCTGGCGCAATGCTCGTCGTCTTCGCGCTCGGCTCATCGCAGACGTCCTGCGCCGAGATGAAGCCTCGCCTCGCGAACGGAGCGAGCGCGCTGCTCGACTGCGAGACGCCGGACATCATGGCGCTCGTGGCCGAGCTTGTGGGCATCGCCAAGCCCGCCGTTACAGCCGCTATCACCGGCGACGGGCACGTCGACTACGGCCAGCTCGAGTCGACCGCCAGGGCTGCGAAGACGAACCTCGCGCGCTGCGTGCTCTCGACGGCTATCGCCATGGTGGTCACGCCCGACGCCAAGGACGGGGCGCCTCAATCGGCAGGCCTCGTCGTGAACACGTACGAGCTCCGCGCTACCTTCGCACGAGCTCGCGCGAGTTGGGGCGTCGGCGCGATTCAGACCTCGCACGGGGTTCTTTGAGCGAGGGCGTGCTTTGGGATGGTCGGCTGGTCTCGATTGATGGCGTAAGTGTCACCCCTCCTGCGAGCCATGGCGGCCCTTCGTGGGCGACGCTGAACGCTGGCGACTACGCCGTGCGCCGTACGCCGTGGATTCGACAGGTCATGCTCCATACCACCAAGGGGCTCTGGCCGCAGAGCGTGCTGCCTGGCGCCGGGGACCCGGGCCGAGCGCAGAGCGTCGCCGACTTCTGGCGCAGCGACCCCACGCACAGCTCCGCGCCGCTCGTCGTCGACCTCGACGGCTCCGTTGCATGCCTCGCCGACCTCAAGCGCACGGCGCCGTACCACGCTGAGGCGAGCAACGACTGGAGCATCGGAATCGAGATGTATCAGCAGGCCGATGGCTCGCTCTTCCAGGCGACCATCGAGGCCGCTGCGTTGCTCGCCTTGGCCCTGTGCCACTTGGCCGGCATCCCGGAGTCAATCCCTGCCGGCCCGTACCGTAACCACCCCATCGCGCGCATGGAGACCGGAACCGGCGCCACGCGGCGCCAGACCGGCGGCGCTGACCTGTGCGGTATCTTCGGTCATCGAGACAACACGGAGCGCCGCGGACGCGGTGACCCCGGTGACGCTATCTTCGAGGAGTTGGCCGCGCTCGGGTGCGAGCGCATCGACTTCGAGGCCAACGAGGACCTGCTCGTCGGGAAGGCTCGGCAGACCGCGCTTGTGCGGCACGGCGAGCGACTGGCCGTGGACGGCGTTTGTGGCCCGGCGAGCATCGCAGCAATGAAACGCCAAGGATTCGCTCGATGGAGGGATGTCACATGAAATCACTAGTTTGGGTGCTTTGCTGCCTGGCGTGCGAGCCTGCCAAGTCGTACGCGACCGTCGAGTCCTCGACGACCTCGCAGGCCATCGGCACCGGGTGCTTCGACCCTGCCGCCTACGGCGCTATCCCCAGCGACGGCATCTCCGATCGGCCCGCGCTCCAGGCCGCGGCGGACGCAGCGATGGCCGCCGGCGGAGCGCAGACCGTCTGCCTCGGCCCGGGCATCTGGGACTGCAGCAAGGCCCCTCTCGGCAGCTACAACCGCGCAGCGTGCGTGAGCGTGCACAGCGGCACCATCACATTCGCTGGCGCGGGGACCGCCTTCACGACGATGCGGCTCGCCGGCGACCAAGGCAACGCGGACATCGTCATGGTCAGCCATGACCCGGGCAGCGCCGGCGGCGTGCAAGACATGACGTTCGAGACCAGCGACGCGACGAACACGAGCGAGCAGACCCACGCCATGGGCACAACCGGTCTCTGCTCGCCAGGCAACTGCAAGCCCATCGGTCCGCTGCTCTACCAGCGCCTCGTCATCCACCATCCTCGACCAGCCGACGGCAGGCGCAAGGGCGATGGCATCCGTCTGCTCGGCGACTCACCCGCGGTGGCCATCCACGGCGTCGTCATCGCGAACGTGGCGTTCACGTCGTGCGCCCGCTCGTGCATCCAGCCCCAGCGCGGCGTGCACGGTCTGGTCATCCGCGATTCTGAGTTCTGGGCGCAGCAGCCCATCCACGGCGAATCCAGCGGCGGCTCTGTGCCACTCGAGGACGAGGATGCCGACATCTACAGCAACACGTTTCACACGACCGAGCTCGACGGAGCGCCGCTGCCGACCGACTACGACATCGCGCTCAGCGGACCGCCCGGCTCGGGCCCGTACGACCGCATTCGCATCCACAGCAACGTGGGCTCGCGCGGCTACTACCTGTACCGAACGAGCAACCTCGAAATCTACGACACGTTCATCTCAGTCAACATGCACACGCCTGGCGGCGTCATCGAAGTCGGCAACCGATGCGACTCAACGAGCATCCATGGCGTCACGCTTCAGCGCAGCGGCGTGGCCGGCCCCCTCATCCGGCTCACCACGCGAGATGCGAGCGCATGCAGCAATGCCCGCGTTGCTGACTCGGTCCTCGTTCAGAACACGCAGGGGCATGGCATACATGCCGAGTCCGTCGACGGTCTACAGGTCGAGCGGGTGACCATGGTCTGGGGCGTTCCTGCTCCTGACCATGCCGGCGTCTGGCACCGCGCAACGACGGTCCGGATCAACTCCATGACCGTTCATGACTCGTGGATGGCCGGCCCGGTCGGGACCGCCGTGACGCTGTCCTCGACGCCAGGCGGAATCGGCATCGCGCACGTCATCGACAACCGGGCTCGAGGCAACGTCGCTGGGCTTAGATGCCTCGGCAACGCCGTCACGAGCGTCGAGTACACGCTGAACCAGCTGGGCAGCGTCAGCTGCCCGTACGTGCTGCCCTGACGTCGCGGTTGAGGCCCAGCATCCGGGCTCATCGCTGAGATCGACGAGCACCGTCGCGATGGCGTACGGCTTCTCGTACGTGTCGATGATGAGAGAGTCGCAGTCGACAAGATGCGGGCGCCATCCGACCTCCTCGCCCTTGACCACAAGCGACACGAACGCCGCGCGCGGCGCAACCGTGCCGCCGACGCATCGGAACTGCGCGACGGCCGACACCGTGTGCTCGCCGGACCAGACGTAGGCATCGCACAGGAGCTGAGCTGGCGGCGCCAGCCTCGTCGCGTCCAGGTTGTCACCGCAAGCGACCAGGGCGAGGACGATGAGCCACCTCATGGTGCACCGTAGAGCTCGATAAGCGTATCGCGCAGCCAACGACCCTCGTCGTCGTCCAGGACGAATCGCCCAATCAGGCGCAGGTTCCTCGCCTTCGCGTCGTTGACCTTCTCCGGCAGAGACTTCTCCTCGATGAGGAGGAGAAGCTCCTCCGACTCCTCTCGTTCGACGCGAAGTCGCTGTCCAGGCTCGCCCTCCTTGAGGGGGAGAATGCGCACGAAGTCCTTCATCGCACCCATGCTTTCATTTTGCCGTTTGAGACCTCACAGGTCACGACGACTTCTCCATCTCTCTCCACGGAGAGCTTCCTTCCGGGCTGCTCCGTTGCGAGCCAGCGCGCCGAAGCATATGCGCTGACCAGAGAGGCCTCGGTTCCTACCGCGGATGGACCATCGAATACCACGTATAACCGCATCACTTACCTGCTTCCATGCGAGCGATTTCTGCCATCTCTTCTTCGGACATCGGCGCTACCTCACCCTCAATGATGGCCGCAACGCGAGCACGCGCCGACTCGATGGCCACCCTGAGAGCATCCTTGCCGGACTGGTCAAGCCCGCGGAACAGCCCGCGCGCCTCGGTCTCCATCTCGGGAAGCGTAGCCGGCGTGGCGAGCTGCAGCCTCTCGATGAGCCTCACTGCCCTGGAAGATGGGGTCACTGCCGGAACACCCTGGACTGCCTGACCGATGTCATCACCGCTTGCGAACCGTGCAAGCAACTCACCAAAATCCTCGTCGAGCTGCTTCGGCTGTGCGAGCACCTGTCGAAACCATGCAGGCACCTTGACCATGGCGCGCTCGGCGTCTGTTAGCCCGGCGGCTCCCATCGGGGTTGGGACTCCGTCTGACCCGGGGGCGAGGAGGAACCTCACAAGCATCTCGTACGTGAGGTCGGCGGCACCGAGGGCTTGCCATCCGAGGTCGACCATCCCCTTGCCGCGCTCCGGCTTGATTTTCTCCTTGGCTCGGAAGCACAGGATGACGTTGGCTGGTACCTGCAACAGGTAGTGCTTGAACTTCAGGTGCGCTGCCTTCGGGCGAATCCACGCCGCCGCGTTGCAGGCCTCGCGCTTCTTCCAGTCCTGCCCGGCCATCCTGTCCAGCTCTGCCTCATGCAGCTCCAGGACGCCGCCCTCTCCCTCCCACTCATGGCTCATGGAGTCGATGATGATGGTTTTGGCGCCAGCCTCAACTGCAGAGCGAAGCGCCTCTATATAGTCCAGCGGCCCGAACGGAGCCGAGAACTTGAGGTGGCCGAACCGATGTTCCCGGGCATGCTGCGACGCACGCCCATTCTCGGTGTCGATGACCACGACGTCGCCGCCGGTGACTCGGCGCATTCCGTCCGCGAGCCGGAGGGCCGACTTGGTCTTACCGGCCCCCGAAGGAGCGATAATTCCGACGAGGAGCGGCGTCGGCTCGCGCTTGACAGGCGATACCTCGAACTTACGAGGCATCGCCTGTCTCCCTGTACGGCAAGCGGTATTCGTTTCCTTCCGAATCGCGAACTGGCGCCCCGCTGAACACAGCGGCTAGCGCGTCCTCGACGAGTTCTGACCTCGGAACTCCGCGCTCGTTCGCCGCGGCGGTCAGGCGCGCGTAGCAGAGCTGCGAGAGGCTGATGCTCTTGCGGCTCGGGTTGCGCTTCTTCTTCGGCTTGTCTTCCATCACACGTCCTCCTGGGTGAACCCTTCCTGCTTGAGCGCCCACATCGGGGCGCTGATTTCCTTGTGCGCCTTGTAGCCAGGGTACTCGCCACGCGCGAGGCAGGCGCCCCACGTGTGTACCGCGCGCAGCCAGCGTTGCTCGCCGAGCTCACGAAACATCCCGTCCGGCACCGGGTCGTGCAACGCATACGGCCGCTTGAACTCCGGCCACAGGAACCGGAACTCGATGCGACCGGCGAGCTGCGGGTAGAGCGCGGTCAACGCGCGAGTGTACGCCGCCGTGGCGATGCCGTAGCCGAGGTTCTCTGCCGTGCGCTCGCACCGCGCCGGGCTCGCGTCGGCGACCGGCTTGAGCTCGAAGATGATGGCGCCGGGCTGACACGACCCGTCCAGCCCCCATGCCACGAGGTGGTCCAGCATACAGCGGCACTCCACGGGCCCGCTCGGAGTCGGCTCCGTCCATCCGATGGCAACCTCGCTCTCGCCATCCAGCGTGTGGCCCGCGAGCTCGATGCGAGAGCGCATCGCGGCGGCCATGCGCTGGTAGACCTCCATCTCCTTCTCTTTGATGGGGATGAGGCCGGCCGCACGCGCAGCGTCACGGTCATCCTTCGCTGCCTTGGTGCGCCACGCGTCGTACGGCAGCACCTTGAAGCGCTTGCCCTTGCCGAGGAGCAAGGTGTGCAAGATCGATCCGGTATCGAGTCGCTTCTGCTTGGCCTCGTCGTCCTCCTCATCTTCTTCCGCGGCCTCCTCCTCGAGACCTCGGTCCATCGCGTCCCTGGCGTGGAGAGGGCTGCGCGAGATTAGGACCTTAGCGAGGCTCGCACTGAACCCCGGCAAGCGGTGGTAATCGTCCGGCGAGACGTCGATGATGCGCGCGGTCACTGCTTCACTACCTTGAACTTCATGGCACCTACCTTCTCGGCCTCGAACTGGCCTGGTCGCGCTGGCGCTCCGCATCGATTCGGGCGCCCCACTCCCAGACCTGTTCGAGGGTCACTCCAGCCTCCAACATCGCGACCACGGAAAGCCGCCCCAGCTGCCACGTGTGAGGCGCATTGATGCCGTCGATGTCTCGCGCTTTGAACAGGCACGGACCGTGGGCCCAGTGCCTGACCCCGTACCTCACCATCTCGCCGTGCAGGCACGATGCCTTGCAGAACCGACACGTGCCCCACGTGCCCCACGAAGGGAGCCACCCCCTCGGCTTCGGTCGGGAGCTTCACGAAGCGCCCTCGCGCGCCGTGAGGATGATGTCGATCATGTCGACGTCGCGAAGGCTCGACACGGCCGCCGCTCCGAGCCCGAGCTTGACGAGCAGATCGCGCACCGCCGTGATTTGCTCGTCGGTACCGCGGCTGCGCCCCACCGGGGATGGCAGGGTCCGGGGCGCGTTTAGCTTGTTGTGGTCCATAAACGTAGCCTTCACGCTGACCTCCTGTGGACCAGGTGGCAACGCTCACAGCGCACGCCGTGCGTCGCTGGTCCGTGTGAGCGCTTCATGTTGTCGTTCACGCAAAATCCGTTCGAACGGTTGATGTCCCTCGTGGTCTTCGACCGCATCCGTCGCCACCCGTGGGTCTTCCACGACGTGCGTTTCGGTCGAGGGATGCGCTTGCTCGGCACTTCTAGTGGAAGCAGGTCGTGTCCGTAACGCCCGGACAGTCCCACGTGATGATGGTGATGGTCGACGTCGTTACCGGCTTGTCGCGTCCGCCCAGCACGCGGCGCGTCTGGTCTCCGGTGAGCACAGCGACCGTGTCTCGATTCAGCTGCAGCCTTCGCTTGTGGTGCTTCATGTCAGGCCATCGTGCATCGCGCTGTTGACGTTGTCAAGCGAAGACCGTGTGCCGCATCGCTCGGTGGGTGATTGACACAGGCGCACATGGTATGGCAACAATAGTGACATGCCACGAAAGAGAGCTACCAAATCCCGGCGAGTCGTAGTGCTCGTCACTCAAAATGAGTTCGCCGATTGGACGAGCCGCGCGACGCGGCACGCGACATCGGTGAGCGAGGTCATCCGCAGCACGATGCGTCACGCCGAGCTCGTGACATCGGCTGTCGCCAAGCATGAGGTGGCGTAATGGCCGGCAGGATCCGCAGCATCAAGCCGGAGATCCTTGACGACTCAAAGTGCGCGGCGCTGACGCACCTCGAGTTCAGGCTGTTCGTGGGGAGCTGGCTGATCGCGGACGACTACGGGAACCTACGTGGGGATCCTGACTACATACGCGGACAGATAGTGTGGGGTGCGAGTGAGTCACGCGAGACTGTCGCGAAAGCTCTCGAGACTCTCGCGGGTGTCACGCTCCTGGTTCCGTATGCTGTTCGGGGGCAGCCATACCTACATATCGCGGGTTGGGACAAGCACCAGAAGGTGGACAGACCAGGAAAGGCTAGGATGCCCGGCCGAGATGAGGCTGATTGCGAACAAAAACCTTTAGTTGAGACAGATTCGCGAGACCCACGCGAGACCCACGAGAATATTCGCGAGACCCACGCGACTGACCTCCGACCTCCGACCTCCGATCAAGACCCCGAGAGGGAGCTCCGAGATGGTCCGCCCGCACTCTCTCCGGATAAATCGGTCAGTCCAATAGACTCGACGACCTCCGACCTCCGGGGGAAGCGCTCTCAATTCAGGAAGACCATCAGGCAGGCCCTTGAGGAAGGACGCCAAAGGGCCGCGAAGGCCCTCAGGAAGCGCTACATTCCACTTTTGGCCTTCGACCGCGGCCTGATATCGGACCTCGAACAACACGTCGCCATAACGCAAACCAGCGATGATTTGGCTCAGCTCGAAATCCAAGCCCTGCACGCCGTCTACATGTGTGAGCTTAGCGTCGTTAGTGGGCAAGAGGACTACAGGTGGTTCACTGGCGCTGTGTTCACGGGTGGAAATTTCGCGAAATATGCGGCGATGTCGGAGGATGAAGCCAGACGTGGGCCAAAGCCCAAGAGCGCGGCGGATGCGAGGTCAGAGGAGCAGCGACGCCTGGAGGCGTCGATCGCCCACCAGTGGTCAACTGGCCGGGAGAACGAGCGGCGCAGGCTGGAGCGAGAGGCGAAGCAGGCCGAGGAAGCGCTCACTGACCCGTCGAAGCGCATCATGACGCCCGATGAGGTCAAGGAGTGGATGGCCACCGAGGGCAAGCGGATTTGGGAAGAGGAGCCGTCCCATGAGAACTAGAGCGCTCCCTGATATGCCTCCGAATCCGAAGGCCAAGCGGAAGGGCGACAAGTCGGCCCTCTCGGCGAGCGCACGTCGGGTCATCGCGAGGACGGCGGCGGCGCTCGCACTCACCGGAGGTGTCACATGGCGATGACGTGCTGCCCTTTGTCTGGCTGCGACGAGACCGCCAGGGTATCGAGGACCCTGCGCCGAAAGGCACGGAAGGAGCACCGGTGCGATGAGTGCCGCGAACTCATCGCACCGGGCTCGACGTACGAGTACGTGACGATGATGGGGTACGACTCTTCTGTCTGGTCGGAGTACACGACCTGCTTGTCGTGCGTCGAGATTCGCATGCACTTCCAGTGCGACGGCTGGCTTTACGGCCAGCTCTGGGACGAGCTCGAGACGAACTTCTTCCCGGGGATGAAGGCTGGCGGTCCTTGCATGGAAGGGCTGTCGCCGGAGGCCAAGACGAGGCTGTTCGAGCGACGGCTGGCGTGGCTTGGGGTCACCGCAGAGCGCGCAGAGCGGCGCGGGTGAAGGCGCGCAGGCTTCCTCATTCCATCGAAACAGAAGCGTCCATCATCGGCGGAATCTTGCTCCGCCAGGAGGTACTTGCAGAGCTCCCAGACCTGGAGCCAGGCGACTTCTTCGACCTGAAGCACCGACACGTCTTCGAGGCGATGCGGATACTCGAGGCTGCATCGATGCCCATCGATGTAGTGACCATCGAGGCTGAGCTCGCGCGCCGTGGAAAGCTAGACGCCGTCGGCGGTCCGGCGTTTCTTGGTGAACTCACACTCCAATGCCCAACGGCTTCGAACGTGGTCGCGTACACGGTCATCGTGCGCGGCTACTCGATGGCGCGAGCCATGATGCTCGAGGCTGGCGAGGTAGCCGAGATGGGTTACGCCGAGGACCTTGACCCCAAGGAGTACCTCGCCGACGCGGAGCAGCGCATCTTGAAGGTCGCGCGGCGCGGGCACGCGGCCAAGCCGCGCACGATGGCACAGGCTGTAGCGGCGCGCTGGAAGCAGCTCGGGGAGCAGGCCGGGAAGTCCGTGCTCGTCCCCACCGGCATCGTCGCGCTGGACGTGAAAATCGGCGGCCTGCCCCGTGGAGTCATCAGCGTTATCGCCGCACGACCGAAGATGGGTAAGAGCTCCGCGGCGCTGACCATCGCCGGGACCGCGAGCGTCGCCGGACTCGGCGTCGCGGTGTTCACTCTCGAGGATTCCGAGAGCGTGTACGCCGACCGCGGGATCACGAGATTCAGCGGTGTGCCGATCGACGCCCTACGCAAGGGCACGGTCAACAACGGAGACATCGGCCGTCTGACACAGGCGGCGGCGAAGTTCCGGGAGCGCACCAACTGGCTCGTCTACGACCGGCTGATGACCGCGTCCGAAATCGCGCGAGAACTCCGCCGCGCCAAGGCGATGGAGCCGACGCTATCCCTCGCCATCATCGACTACCTCCAGATCGTCAAGCGCAACCCTGCCCTCAACGAGGAGCAGGCCCTGCGCGAAATCCTCGCCGAGTTGTTCGCCATCGCCAAGGAGCTTGACATCGCCTGCTTGGTGCTAAGCCAGCTAAACCGAAACGTAGAGAATCGCGAGGACAAGCGGCCGAATCCCTCGGACTTACGCGGATCTGGATCCATCGAGGAAGTGGCCCGGCTCGTGATGTTTCTCTACCGCGGAGTGGAGTACAACAAGACGCCGGTGAATGGCATCGACTACGACTGCAGCTGCGTGAGCAGCACGTACTGCCGTTGCTGCCCAAGCGATGAAGAATGGAAGAATCAAGCGCAGATAAACGTCTCCCTGAACTCCAACGGGGAGCCGGGTATCGCCTACGCGTCATGGCACGGGCCTACCATGACGCTGAGATGAAATTCGCCAGACGACGCGACGTGAATGAGCGCGCCATCATCGATGCCTTGCGCGCAAAGGGCGCCGCTGTGGCTCAGCTTGAAGGCAGTGGGGTGCCTGACCTCGTCGTGGAGTACGAGGGCAGGCTGCTGCTCGTCGAGGTCAAGGACATCAACGGTACGCGCGCCCGACCGATCAAGGGCAAGCACGACGACGAGGACCCGCGCTACAGGGAGCTAACCCCGGCGCAGGTCCAGTGGTGGAAGAGGTGGACCGGTATTCCACCGGTCATCGTGCGCAGCGTCGAGGACGCGCTGCGCGCACTTGAAGTGCCGTTCTAGCGGCGGCGGGACCGGTCGAGAATCCGATCGTCTTGCGCCATGCGCTCGTACTCGAGCATCGTCGGCTCGCCTGGACGCGGAGCGTAGATGGCGGCCTGCTCAGCGCGGGCAGCGTCAGCTGCCAACTGCGGCGGGTAGTCGAGGGTGAACGTGACACCTCCAACGCCGGAGGTGACGCGCCATCCAACAGCACGGAAATGGTCCGCGGCGGTCTCCAGATCCTGGACGCTCCACCCGCTGCGGGTGGTGGGGACCTGGATGGGACCGTCGTCTCGACGCTCCATCGCGTCGACGATGCACTGGTTGACGTACTCGAGAATCTCCTCGACCCTCGTCTCGAATCGAGGCTGATGAGTGGCAGCGAAGGCAACCGCGGGAGAGATTGGTGTGGGCATGCCCAGACCATAGGCACCGCTGTTGACGTTGTCAACCTGGCCTGGTTCTCTTTCGACCTCCACCACCTCCGGCGATACGCCTCTCCACCGCCTCACGCATCGCGGAGTGGGCGCTGGCGCACGTTGCGAAGAGCAGGCCGATTTCTGTGCCCTGCTCATCTGGCTGCAGGCACTCGCTCCGCAGCTTTCCGTCGCTGTCGCTCACGATGATGGTGAGCGGCCGGTTGGACCATCCCGGACCCTGAGCGAATTCAGGAGCGACGGCCACGACGTGCTCTCCGGCCATGAGGCGCACCGGCCTCGGCCTCATACGGTCTCTGCCTTGGCGCATTGCTCGTCCACGTCGGACCTCGCTCTGAGCTCGACGCATTCCTGGCAGTCGCACTTGACGGTCGGGACGCGGATGTTACGCGTCGTCTTGCGACTGCGCTCGAGCCTGCCAGGGGTCACGACGCGACTCCGGTTGCCTGCACGACAGCAGGGAGTCGAGCGAGCCTCGAGTGGTACTCGCGGAGCGACGCGATAATGTCACCGATGGTGCGCTCGGCGGGTGTGACGCCATGCGCGATGATGAGCACGGCTCCGAGCCCGGCGGTGATAGCAGCCTCGGCATCGCCTCCGCACATCGACAACATGCGCTCCGCTGAGGTCTTCATGCGAGCTATGCTCGCGTCGATTTCATTGTCGATTTCCACACCGGTCATTTCAGTTTCTCCTTGCGGACGATCGCCGCCGGGGCGAACCCCAGCTCGGCCAGCTCCGCTATGGCCTGCATGTGCTGCGCTGGTATAGGTCTGGTCTTGGCCCGACAGATGGCCGGGCCACTGAACTCCGACACGTCGACGTCAACATCGTCCGGATGTGACGGAGGATCAATCAGGAACTTGAATCTCATCGCTCGCCCCTCGCCTGTCGCATGCGGGCCAGCCACGAGATGCAGTCCTGGGCCAGCGTCGTGTAGGGAACCGGTACCGTGAGCGCTCTAGGCCCGAGTGGGCGCTCGCCGAAGACGATGGAGATGCGGTCCGAATTACGCGGCTCCTCGTCGTGCGCGTCGAGGAGCCCGGCGTCGAAGGCGGCGAGGAACGGCCCTGACTCGAGCTGGGCGCGTAGAGCCCGCAGCACCATCGAGCGAATGGTGAGCGCCGGCGGGCGCGCCCGGATACCGACACCGGCATCGGTCATCTCGGCGAGCTCCATGCTCTCGTAGTCGATGAGGGCAGGAGGGATCGTAACTGATGTCGGTGTCGCCATAAGCACTCCTCGTTAAGTCTTTGGGTATGGCTCAGTTGCAACAGGTCTGGTTACGGCCCCCATCTGGGGCCGCTGCCATGGTCAGCGCCGAGGGCTGAACGGTGCAGCAGTCGGACGCGAAGGCCGATGGGCAGCCAATAGCAGAGGTGAATCCGTCTCCACCTCTGATCATTGCAAGGTCCAGATTCCTGACAACCTCGCTGCGAAGTGTCATCTTTCCAATCTTATGTTTCTTCATTGTTTCTCCCTTTCTAAGGCCTGGCTTCATCAGCGCTGGTAGGCCGAGTCCAGCGGACGCCACATGCAGAGGGGTGACGCATGCGGCGTTTCGCCCAGCGGTCAGGTGGCGGGGGGGGGATGCCAACTGTGCGAGAGGCTGGATTACGTTCACTTCAGCTCCTCCGGACGGAGGATGGCGCCCGATGAAAGCTTGAGCATCCACCCGCCGGCTCCCATGTGCTCCGTCTTTTCGATGAGCAGGTCGTCACCTCGGTAGGAGACGCGGCATCCGACCATCTTCATCACGTTGGCCTTGGTCATCTTCGTCTTCATGTCGCCCATCATGCGGCTCGATGTTGACGGTGTCAACCGATAATCGACACGGGGCATGTGACGCGCAGCGTCGATGCCGGCCATCGATGTTGACAGCGTCATCCGTGAGCGTTATGGTCGGTCTCATGCCTCGAACCGAGCGAACCGAAAAGATACGCATCCATGTGGCACAGGGACCCGAGTCCCGGTGCGCGTACGTCATCCGTCTTCCTGCTGGGGAAGTGGAAATCGAGTACCGCTGCGCTCGCTACAGTGACCACGGCGGGGCACACGACGCCAACGTCGTCCACCCGCACGACGAATACCTGGTGCGCTGGTGAGCGAGCGCTGGATCGTGCCGCTCATGTGCGTCGGCGGAACCGCTGGCTGGGTCACGCTGGCGTTCAGCCTCGGCCTGCGCGGGTTCGGCATCTGCGTCGCCATCGGAGCCTTCGTCGTCGCCTCGGTCATCGGGGCGTTCTCAAGGAGTGCCTGATGGCGAACAATCGCATGTGGCTCGTCCATGACGAGAGCGGCCAGCGCGTGCACCTTGCGTCCCACTTCGGGGGCGCGTGGAAGACGTGGACCGATGACATCGAAGGGCGCCTGAACGCCGCATGGAAAGCGCAGGCGGACTCGGGTAGCGACTGTACCCCGTGGGGCTCGACGGGATGGCACCTCGAGTTCGAGTGCCACTCCGTCGAACACGACGACCCCATCAAGCCGAACACGGTGGAACGATGATGACCTTTGCCGAGTACCAGCGGAAGGCTGCGGAGACCGCGGTCTATCCGCGCGTCCACATACAGGTCGCATTCGATGGCCAGACCGGAACGATCTGGACGGGCGGAAAGGAAATCCCAGTCTACCCGGCGCTCGGCCTGTGCGGCGAGGCCGGGGAGGTCATCGCATGCTTCTGGGCCCACGATATTGACGGGCTCGCCAAGGAAATCGGCGACGTGCTTTGGTATGTCGCCGAGATTGCGACATGCACCAAAATTGACCTCGGAGACTGGGACGATGTCTGTGCCGGTGTCCACTCGTTCGGTGGCGGAGAGCAGCTCGCCGTTGCCTGCGCTCAGGTGGCAGAGATGGTCAAAAAGGCCTGGCGCGATGGCGATGGCGTTGAGCTGAGCCGGGCCGAGCTTGGGGCTCGACTCAGAAGTGTGCTCGAGGAGCTTCATGGCATCGCCGAGTACAATGACCTGACCCTCGAGCAGTGCGCGGAGGGCAACATCGCGAAACTGGCGTCGCGCAAGGCACGTGGCGTACTTTCTGGATCTGGAGACAACCGATGAACAAGGACAACGACATGAAGCGTGAAATCTATCGACAGGGCGACGTTCTACTGGAGCGTATCAGCGACGTGGACGAGCCGAGCGCGACCGAGACCGAGTTGCCGCGCAGCAAGCGCGGGCTCGTGCTGCAGGAAGGCGAGGTCACCGGCCATGCTCACCGCATCCCGCAGCGCCACGCTTCGCTGTATCGCGACGAGAGCGACCGGCGTTTCCTGCGGGTCATGGGTCCGGCTCCGGTCAAGCTCGAGCACGAGGAGCACCATACCGTGACGCTGCCGCCGGGACTGTACCAGGTAACCATCCATGCTGAGTACCAGCCGGGCGAGTTGCCGAGGCAGGTCGCAGACTAGTTGACAGCGTCAACCGAGATTGGTAAGGTGTCCGGGTGAAGAAAATTACGAAGCTCACGCCGGAACAAGAGAGTCGATTGGTTGAGTGGCGCGAGGAGGCTCGCGCCATCGGAACTCGGACTGGTCATGACGATGAGTGCGCTGCGCTCGGGCGTCAGGCGGTTCTGGACGCGTACGCAGAAGTAGGTGTCGATGCGCCACGGTTCTTGCTGTGGGCGCAGTCGCCGATTCAGGCAATGCTTATGCATTGGGCGCTGAAGCACGTGCTCGGGGTCCAGCTCGGGGTCCAGCTCGGGGACCAGCTCTGGGGCCAGCTCAGGGACCAGCTCGGGGACCAGCTCGGGGACCAGCTCTGGGGCCAGCTCAGGGACCAGCTCTGGGACCAGCTCAGGGACCAGCTCAGGGACCAGCTCTGGGACCAGCTCAGGGGCCAGCTCGGGGACCAGCTCTGGGACCAGCTCAGGGGCCAGCTCAGGGGCCAGCTCGGGGACCAGCTCGGGGACCAGCTCAAAGAAGCATGGGGACAGTGGTGGTCTTGGGGTCAGGCCGACAACTACTGGCTTGCTTACTATCGCTTTGCCGTTGATATCGGAGTCAAAGTCACGGAGCAGCAGGAGCGTCGGCTGGCGTTGATGGAGCGTATGGCGCGCGCTGCGTTCATGGCGTTCTCATGGTCTGGAGTGACGATTCTGGTCCAGCATCCATCGGTAGCTCGGTTCGACTCGCAGCGTCGACTGCATCGCGTCGACGGGCCGGCATTGGCTTGGCCCGATGGGTATGCGGTCTACGCAGTGCACGGCATCCGCCTAACGCCTGAGCGAGGCGCGGCTATGGCGAGCGGCGCGCTGACCGCTTCGGATATCCGAGACGATCCCAACGCCGAGGTCAGGCGTGTCTTGGTCGGCGCCTACAACAAGGGCGACTCAGGCCGCTACCTGCGCGACATCGGCGCCACGGTAATTCACTCAGACGTGGATCAACTGGGACAGCCGCGCCGGCTGCTCCGCATCGAGCAGCCTGATGACGAGCCGTACGTCGCCATCGAGGTGACGAACAGCACCCCGGAGCCGGACGGTACGCGCAAGCTCTACACGTTCCGGACGCACCCGGAGCTGCGCCCTCTACCCGGTATGGGCGCTCGACACCTCTCTCCGCAGCCGCAGGAGATGACCTGTCATAACGCCATTGCATCGACGTACGGGTACTACGGGCACGAGTACATGCCGCGGGTGGAGACGTGATGGTGCTCGTCTGCGGCGTCACGGATCTCCGGTTGACGGCGTCCACTGTCGGCGCTAATCTGCCGACATGGCAAAGAAACCCGTGAAACGACGCAAGCCGGTCGCGCCCGACAGCACGGTCATGGACCGCCGCGTCATGGTGCGGCTTCCTCCGGAAGAGGAGCGAGCGGTGGTCGAGGACATCGAGCGCATCGCTACGCTCACCTCGCCGCAGCCGAGGATGAACATGTCGGACTACATCAGGAACTGCCTGCGCATCGCGCGCGGTAAGTACCTCGCGGCGGACGCGTGAGCGGCCGACAAGGAAGAAATGACCACGACGCTCGCATCGCCCGGCGCCATGCTGTTCGGGTTCCTCATGACCCGCGCGTTCTCGCGCATCTCACGGCATGACGTGATGGTGCAGTGCAAGCTCGAGTCGACCGGCGTGGTAGATGCGGAGCGGCTTTGCGTCTGGCTCAGCACCAACCCGTCAATCCCACCCGAGCTCATCGAGTGCTTCATCTTCGAATTCATCGACCTCGACGAGGCTACGGTGGCTCGCGCGATGAGCGAGTTCGACGCCCTGCTTGACGGACTTGTCGGTGCGCCGGAGCAGGCGCCGATACCGCCGTCTAACTGACGGCGCTTGACGGTTTGATGACGGCATGACCGCCGTCGCCGACCAGCGCGTCGCCGTAGACCACGAGCCATGCGCTGGGCGTCCCCGACTCGCGATTCGATTCGAACTCGGCCGTGGTCTGCGGCGCGTACGTCGTTTCGCAGCGCACGCCGACGAGGGTCACGGACCGGACGCAGACCTCGAACAGGCCTGAGGTTGGCGCCACGCACCAGGGCTTGTCGCCCGGGACGTTGAAGTAGACGCGGAGGGGACCGCGAATGTTCACGGTTGAGCCAGCCCTAGCTTGTAGCCGGTGACGACCTCACCGGCGAGATGAGCGAGTCTGCTGCGCATCTCAGCCGCGTTCATCGCGACGGTCGCGTGGTGCGAGACGACCAGGGACGCGACGTACATGGTTCCATTGACGCTCATATGGGCGCGCAGGCGATAGCCGTCCGTAAGGTCGTCGACAGTGGCCTTCAGGCCCACGACGCCGCTCGGCATGGAGCGGATGACGGTCAGCCATCGATTCAACTCGGTCATTTCTTCGCTCACGCTCGTCCTCCGTCGTCGGCCCAGCGGTCAAGGTCGATGTCGTCCGGCAGTCGGCAGAGGACAATCAGTGCTTCGACTAGCGACCGTCTGAACTCCGCATAGTGAGCAACGAACACGTCGAACTCCTCGTGTGTCATGCGTCAAAATCCTCCGTCATGTCGATGACCGCGGTCTTGTTGCGTCGCGCGAGTTCGGCTTGAATCTCGCCGTCGGGGAGCTGGCGCAGGGCCTCCAGGGCGAGCTTGCGGAGCTCGGAGTCGAACTCCTCGGCGCTGATGCGTTGGGCGTCCGGGGTGAGCTGGGCGGTCTTCATCTCGCCCTCGAGCACGACCTGGTAGCCGGCCTGGTAGCGCTGGTAGGCGCGACACCAGTCGCGCGACGGTGTGCCGTAGTCGTTGACGTCGGCGGGCAGCATCATCTGCCGACCGGCGGCGTTGATGCGCGGCGAGCCGTCGAGCTCGAAGTCGGGCCGCTCGTCGAGGGTCTGGTCCAGGCGCTCACGTAGTCGCGTCAGCAAGTCGAGGTTCTCCGGCGTCTCGCGCGCCAGCCACTCGCGCACGGAGGCGGCCTTGTTGCGCTCACGGCGGGATGTGGTCATGGGTCCCTCGTGTCTCGGTCCCAGGTATCGCCTTGCTCGTCCGCTTCCTGTTCCGCGAGCTCGGCCTTGAGCTTGGCGAAGGCCTCGATGACGAGCTCACCGAGGCAGTGCATGTAGTCCTCGCAATGAGGCTTGTTGACAACGCGAGCGATGCTGCCAACGACTGTCTCGAGCTCACGCAGGGCGCTGATGCTCATCACCCATGCTCCATCTCGTCGAGCTTTGCGCTCACGGTATCGCAGACCCAGCGCAGCGACCTCGGCGTCGCGAAGTTCGGGTCGAAGTCCTCGGACGTGGCGAACGCCAGCCTGGCGATGGTGCGCGCGTGCTCGAGGTTGCCGACCTTGAGGTCATGGCGAATGGTCGCCACGACCGTGCGCATGTCGGCGAGGCGAACGCCCGGCTCGCCATTCTTCTTCGGGCGCTTGACGATGAACTCGCGCTCGTTGCTCACGGCACGCCCATCTCTGGGCGCCAGGTCTCTTCCCACTCGGCGCGCTCGCGCTGGATGACGTCATCCTCTGTGAGGCTGAACATGTGGCCTCCAACTCCGGTGTCGACGAGCTCGCGGCCAGGAGACGGCTTCGGGCACTGGCCCGGGTTGGCCGTCCACTTCACGCCGCAGTTGCGGCAGTGGAAGGCATGCGTTCTCGCCCAGTCGATGCCGATGGTCATAGCCCCAGCATCCTTTCCAGCGATGCCGGCGTCTGGCGTCGCATGATGGCCTTGGCGTGGTCGAGGCTGGCCTCGGAGCCATGGTCGATGAGACGGAACAGCACGGTGGCGTGCGGGCGGTCCTTGACCGCCAGGGCGAACTCCTTGCGCGATGGACGCGGGAACTCCTCATGGAAGTCGCGCACCGACTGCACGGCGATGGCATCCAATCGCTCCTGGACTGGACCGATGACCGTCAGGAACTCCGGGAAGTGGGCCAGGAGCTCGCCAGTCTCTCCGGTCTGCCACAGCTCGATGGCGCGACGTGGGGTCGCTTCGCCCTTGAGGTGGTGCAGGATGACGTAGCGTGGCGACTTGACCTTGACCCGATGGCCACGGTCGTCGACGACCACGAACCCCTCTTGCTGGATGGGGTCAAGCGCATCAGCCGCAGCGATGACATCGGCGATGCCGTGGATGGGGAACTCCTTGACGAGCTCGCAGCCCATGCCGTACGCCGCCTCCACTAGCTCGTCCCGCGTGAGCTCGACGCCGGACTCCAGCCAGCGCCCTCCATGGAGCACGAGGCGCGGCTTATTGTGTCGCACGACGACGCGATTCGGCGAATCGCACAGCTCGAACATGTAGGTCGCCTCGAAGTTGGCGGCCTCGATGTCGAGGCCAAGCCCAAACCAAGTCTCCCAAAACGCTTCGCTGAAGGTGCGACTGTCGCTACCATACGAACCGCCGGCTCGGGGCGTCCCGCTTGACGCAACGCGCCACATCAGGCCGTCATCCGTACCCTCGGCGTAGAGAATCATGAGCGAACCGTCGAGCTTCTCCTGTACGCGAGCGCTCGACCAGTCGATGTCTGCAGCGCCAGCCTCGCCGTGATTGAAGAACTTGTTGTAAGGCCATGCCAGCACACGGCGCACCGCCGTGTGCACGACCATGCCACGGCACTGCTGCACGATTGGCTCGTGCATGGGCGACTCCAGTTGGTCGTACTTGAGCGAGACGAGGTCCCCGTCTCGCGTAGCCGAAACCTTGTAGGTATCGGCTAGGATGTCGAGCCACTTCTCCGGCTCGCGCTCCATGAGTTCGGCTACGAGATTCTTCACGCCACGATGATGACAGCGTCATCCGTCGAGCGCAAGAACAACAAGCCCCGGCAGAGTCGGAACGCCCTGCCGGGGCTGCGAGTTCCCGCTCGCTACTCGTCTCCGCTACTCGTCTCCGTTGTCGCTCGGGTCCGGGTCTGACAAGACGGCAAGTTGGGTTATGGGCCCGTTGCGGCTCCGGTCGAGCGGTGGCGATGCTCGAGCTATGTCACGGCCCGAGCACCTGCGCAAGCTGACGCCGGATGCTGTACGTTGGCGTCCCGGTGTTGTTCGTCGTCGTCAACTTGCATCGCTGTCCCACGGGGACCCGGTGCCGAATCTGGACCGTGCCGCCGACGGTGAGCGCGACGCCGACCACGACGGTTCCGGTCTGACGGTTGCCGAGCGGGCCCTGCACGACGGTCGACGGGTTCGTGTTAGCGTCGCAGAGCAGCGTGACGTCGCCGTCATAGCCGCCGCTGATGGAAACCGAGCCCGAGATGTCGATGGCCACGCTGTACTCGACGTCGTTCGTGGTCGAGAACTGGACCGCCGAACCGTTCAGCGCGAGCGTCGGCGTGCTCGTGCTCGAGATGTTCGACCCGGGGCCGGTCGTGCCCTGGGTCCCCTGGATGCCCTGGATTCCCTGCGCGCCGGTCGCTCCAGTCGCGCCGGTGGGCCCGGTCGACCCGATGGCCCCGGTCGACCCCGTCGCGCCTTGGGGGCCCGTACCGGCCGGATTCAGCTGGTACCTGTTGTCGCTCGTCCCCAGCACGACACCGGGGATACCCTTGGCGTACGGCTCGTTGGTCCCCGGACTTGATCCGGGCCAGTACTCAGAAACCTTGCTTAAAATCACCAGGTTGCACGAGTCGTCCGAGCCCTCGCTCACGATGTAACCAGCGTAACTATGCGTAGAATCCAGCCGGTAGATTACCGGCTGGCCGATGACGCACGACGCCGATGCGTGTGATGCGACGGCGGCGCAGAGCGCCATGGATAGGAGGAGCGTGCGCGTGGTGTGCATCGGCGCACGCTACCACCGGTCACATGCGCTCACACCGGCGCCCTGCGTGAATCTAGGCCTCGCTCCAGTCCGAACACGGAAGCAGTCCGACCAACTCATCGAATGCCGGGTGCCAGCGCATGATGGCACCGGCGGCGTGGCCGAGCGATGCAGCGTGCAGGCCGATCAAAAACGACAGGACGTCGCCGCGGCATCTGTACCGGCGCGAGTCGAGTTGGTCACCGAGGCTCCTCACGTGAGCGCCACCACCACGAGCGCCGCGCCGGCGGCGGTGGCGATGAGACCGCCCGCGGTCTGTCCCCTGGCCCGGCGGATGTCCTCGACGTTGCCCCAGGAGTAGAAGCTGCCTACCAGGAGCCGCCTCCGTTCTCGCGCGGCACTGGCCCATCCCTCGACGCCAAGGCCGAACACGAGGGAGCCGAGGCACGCGAGCGCGGCCCCGATGCAGAGCGCGATGATGTTGATGTTACTCATGGCTTCCTCCGGTTCTTCTGCTCTGCTTGGATGGCCTCGAGTTCCTGAAGCGCCTCATGCTGCGCATCGTCAGCGTCGCACGAGTCTTTCGCCGCACGGGTAGCAGCACGACATGCGTCGCGGTGCCTCTTGTCGGCGTCAGCCACCGCGACGTCGAGCTCATCGTCGCTGAGGGTGCGAGCGTACTGCCTGGCCCATTCGCTCATGACCACTCCTTGTGCCTGTTCGGGTTGCGCATCTGGTCCCGCATCTTCGTCTCAGCGGCCAGCCTTGCCTGCAGGACGAGCAGGTCAGCTTTCTCGCGCTCGAGCTCGCGAGTCAGCTCGTCGAGTTCCCGCCGCGCCCTGCGCTTGCGCAACAGGTCGTAGGCGAGGTCAAGGAGAACCGATGCGGCGCAGAACACCGCGAACGCGATGAGACCGACGAGCACCGCGCTCATCGGCGCCACCTGAGCCAGGCCTGAAATGCCATGAACGCGAAGACGATGGCCAAGGCGATGACGTCGTTCATGGCGCGACCTCCCGTGCGATAGCCGCGACCCATGCGCGAAAACCATCGTCGAACTGAACGAAAAACGGCTGCGCCTCGGGGCCGCGGAGTTGGGCGATGAAGCGCGCGACACTGCCGACCCTGGATTGCAGGATGGGCTGCTCGTATCGCATGTCGACCTCGACGACCCGAACGCG